TAATTATATGCCTATGCAGAATCCATATGCGGATAGAATGAATTTTTTACAAAACTATCAACAAAGCCTACAACAGCCTATGCAGATAAATCAGCAACCTATGCCCCAGCAGACAGTAGGTATTAATGGCAGGGTAGTACAGGCGGTTGAAAACATCAATGCTAACGAGGTCCCTATGGATGGCTCAATGGCGTTTTTCCCAAAGCAGGATATGTCGGAAATTTATGTCAAGGGCTGGAATGCTGACGGAACGATTAGAACGATTGTGTATAAGCCTTATACAGACCCTAAAGATAATCAGACAGTAAATTCTATGGCTAATGCAGAAAACGCTAAATTTACCCTATCAGACGAAAGCACACAGCTATTTCTGAATAAATTTAAAGAGTTATCAGAGAAAATAGGACAGTTAGAAGATAAATTTGATAAATCTTTAGGAACACAAAGAAAAACTTCAAAAACTCAAAGCAAGGGCGGTGATGAAGAATGAACCCAATTAACATTTTTCAGATGATGAAAGCTGGTCCGCAGCAGTTCATACAGCAGATGATGGGGAATAATCAGATTATGAGCAATCCTATGATGAAAAACACTATGCAGATGGCACAGCAGGGCAATATGCAAGGCATAGAGCAGATGGCTAGAAACCTATGCAAAGAAAAGGGATTGAATGCAGATGATGTATTTAGCCAAATAAAAAGTAGATTTGGTAATTAGTAGCATATTAGATGTCTTTGCAAACTACCTAGGTGACATCTTTATGAATATATTTTTAGGAGGTAACAATATGTTTTCAAACTCAAATTGTGCCAGCGTACCATTAGTTGCAAACATTGACGGTAATGGCAATAACGGCGGATGGGCTGATGGCGGATGGCTTTGGATAATCGTTGTATTCGCATTACTCTTTGGATGGGGCAATGGTGGATTTGGCGGTTTTGGAGGCGGTGGAAACAACGGAGTAGGAGCAGAAATACAGAGAGGATTTGATAATTCAGCAGTTATCAGCAAGTTAGATGGCATTTCTAACGGACTTTGTGATGGCTTTTATGCCATGAACAACAGTATGCTCACAGGTTTTAATGGCATTAACACAAATATCATGCAGACCGGCTATGGCATCCAGCAGGCTATTAACGCCGATACAGTCGCTAATATGCAGAATACAAACGCATTACAGTCACAGCTTGCTAACTGCTGCTGTGAAACAAGAGAAGCCATTCAGGGTGTAAACTACAATATGGCTACACAGACAAACGCATTACAGAACACAATGTGCAACAACACAAGAGATATTATCGACAGCCAGCAGGCAGGAACGAGAGCTATCCTTGATTTCTTAACAAATGATAAGATAGCAACACTTACAGCAGAGAACAACGATTTACGCAGAGCCGCATCGCAGGATAGACAGAATGCACTTCTGACTACTGCAATGTCAGCACAGACAAATCAGATTATAAATGCTGTAAATCCTACGGCTATTCCAGCTTATGTTGTGCCTAATCCTAATGCTTATGCATATGGCTGTGGCTGCAACACCGGCTGTAACTGCTAAAACTGAATAATTGAGTATCTTAATTGAGTTTAACTCGATTATGTCTGCTAAGCAGTATTACTTACAAACGCAAAGGGCAGACTATAATGTTTGCCCTTATTTTTATGAAAGAGAGGTAAAGATAATGGAAATAACAGGAATTGCATTACAAACAGTTGCCGCCGGAGAAGATGTTGCATTTACAGAAACACCAGTATGCGGAACTAAATGTATAGTCCACAGACAGGGAAGCGGAATTATCAAGTTAAGAGGTATTACAAATCAGTGCAAGGCAAGATTTTTAGTATCTTATAGTGGAAACATTCAGATACCTACAGGCGGTACAGTTGAAGCTATATCACTTGCCATTGCAGTAGATGGAGAACCTTTGCAGTCAACACGAATGATTGTGACACCAGCGGCGGTTGAGAATTTCTTTAACGTATCAGCACAGGCATACGTCGATGTGCCTTGTAACTGTTGCAGTACAGTAGCCGTACAGAATACATCAGCACAGGCTATTGAAGTACAGAACAGTAATTTGATTGCAGTAAGGGAGGCTTGATATTATGCATAAATGGGCTAAACAGATTATGGAATGTGTCAAGGCTAAAGTTGACGGCATTGGAATTGACAATTTTGAAGGACAGAACCTTGACGATTTAAAGGACTTTACAGAAATAGCGAAGAACATAGCTTGTTTTGACAAAGATTACAGAATTGTTGAAGCTATGGAAAAGTCAGAAGATAACGAAGACATTATGCGTATGCTTGAACAGTACGAAGATTATCCGGACAGAAGATACTATGACCACTACCGCTATGCAAATGGCAGATTTGCCCCAAAGGGCAAAGGAACATACCGCAGAGGATATGAAGAGCCGCCATATTACCATATGTACCCAGAAGCAGAACATATGAGGGATATGGATAGAGATTATGGCAAGATGTACTATACAGAGCCAATGTCTGAAAGTAATTACGACAGAGCAAAGAGAAACTACACAGAAACTAAGGAAATGCACAAGAATAACACGCCAGAAGATAAGGAACACAAGATGAAGTCGCTTGACAGCTATACTAAGGAACTTGCAAGCGATATTACAGGTATGGTAGCTGATATGTCGGCAGAAGAGAAGAATTTGCTTAGAACAAAGTTAAGCACTCTTGTATCTAAGATATGATTTTAAGGGCTATGAGTAGCAATATTCATAGCCTGTTTTATTCAGAAAGGAGCATACAGATGTTTTTTACAATTAATGGTACAAATTGGCGAGTGCAATATGAAAATTCAAATTCGGGTGAATTAAAGCGGTCAGACAATGTTTCTGTACTAGGTGTAACTGATAGAAATACGCATACAATTTATCTGTCAAACGCCTTGCGTGGATTTATGGAACGCAAAGTGCTGATACACGAAGTATGCCACGCAATCTGTATGTCCTATGATGTGTACTTGCCTATTGAACAGGAAGAGATATTGTGTGATTTTGTAGCAACTTATGGCGATGAAGTATTTGACATTGTTGATATGGTTTTAGGGGTAGTTAGGAGAGTGGGATAATGAGTATTGATGAGCTGTTAAAGATAATTCAAAAGACTAATCCGACTATAACTAAGGAATTGTTGATATATGAGCTTAGTCAATGCCGGTATGCAAGTAAAGCATTGATTTATACAGAAAATGCTGTCAAAAAATTTCGGGGTAACGCATTTGATACCTCCCCCGGATACATCTTTGATATTCAGAAAAACGATTTTGACAATTTTTAAAATTCGGTTCAGATTTCGTTCAAATCCTACTTAAAAAATTGAAAAAATTTTTCAAAAATTTTAAATGCGCCGTTTCAAATACCCCCGTCATATACAATTTTGGAATCCAAAAATCGGTTGAAAACTTTTCCCCAAATTTGACCTCAATTTTGTTCAGATTTGCCTTGAAAAATTGATGAAAAACTTTAGAACTTTAACAAGCTAAAGTGTACAGCTGATTCTTTACGCTTGTAGGTGTGGCTTACAATTTCGGCGTTATGGTTTTGTGTTTTGCCCTGTGCGGCGGTTTTATTGTGTCGGTGTAGATTTATAAGCCTACAAAGTAAAACAGCCTTAAAACGCCTTTGACAGCGTTGTATAAAATGGGTATAATATGCCTGTCGAGTTGTTGGAAGCTGTCGCCAGCTATGAAGAACTAGCAGAATGCACGCCGCCCCAACTGGGTACACTTGTACACCTAAAAGGCACAAAAAGCCTATATATAAGCATAGCATTATTATATTATTTTTTCAAGGTACACAATAAAAGCATATAAATATATGCTAATGCTTGCGGCTGGAATCGAACCAGTCAAACCGCAGCAAGCCAAAAAGGGCGCAGATTGTACGCCCTTAATCAAGTTATTAATTGTTAAATTCATAAAATAGACCACTTTTATTATAACAAGTTGTAAGTCTTTTTAAGCCATAAAAAATATCATAGTTACAATCAAAAACAGCTTGTGAACCCGTGTATATAATTACGCTTCGCCCATTATCCCAAAAAGAAAAATCCGATATTTTATCAAGCCCCAAGATTTTAACTGCCTTTTCTCCATAGATGAATATAAATTTTTCTAAATTTCCGCGGATTTCTCCGGCTGTTAAAGTGTCTAATTTTTCATATATTGTCATATCGCAGACCTCCATATTCTAATATTATCCCTTAAAAGGGAAAACCGCCGCCGGTATCGGTCCGGCTGGCATCCTCTGCGGCGGTTAATTTGCTTTTACTTCTGCTCTTAAAATCTCAATAGCTTCTTGTGTTGTGTGTTCCCTGTACCACTTCCAAGGCTTCTTGTATGCCTTCGCAAGTGCAAAATCTTCATGCTTTTCTGTCAAAATGTGTCTAACTTCTAAAAATGCCTTTTTTGCTTCTTCTAATCTATTCATAATGTTTTTACCTTTCTTTTATTTATTCCCTTACGGGTAAAGCAAGCCGGGGAATCAAACCCCGGAAGTGCCAACCTTGCTAATTATGCTAAGAGCTGCAAAAGCTCCGCGCGTTTAGTCTGTATTAATTCCTTTGCTTTCATAAAATCAATCGCACCGCCTGTCATATGTTCAATATATCTTGCCACGTCGATATATGCGGCAAATTCTGCTTTGTATGCTTTATCAAAGGCACTTTCAAATTCTGCGTTTTCTGGCTCTTCTGTATATCTGCTTTCTGCTTCGTCTGCGGCTTTCTCCAACTGTTCCAACTTCTTAATCTTTTCAAGTAAAATCTTCATAATTTACACCTCCTTGTTAATATGTTCAATCTTGAATCTGTCGCGTGTATCTTTTGAAATAACTAAATTAACAAAATCCTCCGCTAAAACCAAGGTATCAAATTGTGCCACAATTTTTTCTTTAGGACTTTCAAATTTACTGAAATATTGTGTTTCTATAACTTGCCAATTCATATTTAATCCTCCTTATTCTGTAATCCTTTCAAATATAACTATTGTTTTGCGTGCGCTTTCTCTCTTCTTTTCAGCCATATAACTATGGCGCTTGCTCTTTAGGGCTTTTTCAGCTTCCTTAAGGTTTACAACTCCCCAACCTGCGGCCTCTCTTAATAACTCAACCTCTTCTTTTGGTAGCTTAATAGCTCTTAAAGTGTCGGAGTTGATAGAGTGATCATCTTTAATTCCCGGATACAAATCTTGGCAAAGTGGAATATATTCATCACTCCCCATATTCTCGCCGATATTCCATACATAGAAACCAAATGGAATCTTTTTAACTATTTTATAAATATCTGTTTTACATAATGTTTCACTTGTAATTGTGTCATCCTTAACTTCAAATCTCATAACCTTGTACCATTTCGCCGATTGTGATATAATCGGCTTACCTTTCTTTTTTTTGATTGGTGGCGGTTGTAAACTTTGGTAGAGTGGCAACCGCCTTTTTGTATGTCCTCTTGACAGTTATTATAATAAACCTAAAACGGTTTAAAGTCAATAGCTAAAATAAACTTTTTTGGATTATTTTTTAATTGACTTTATAAGCCACAAATTATATAATGTAAGAAAAAAATATAGGAGGGTACAAAGCTATGCTTGTATATAAAATAGATGTGCTTGATACGCTTAAAGAAAGTGGCTATAATTCCACACGCATATTAAAAGAGAACTTAATCAGCCAATCAGCAGTGCAGAAGATACGCAAAAATGAAATGGTGGGAATTAAGACAATAGAAAAGCTATGTGAGTTGTTGGATATGCAACCGGGAAACATCATTAAATATGTAGAGAAAAAATAAACCAAAAAAGATTTTAAAAAAGTGTTGACAATAAACGATAAATGGTTTATTATAATGGCAGAAACAAAGAAAGGGCAGCCGAAAGGCTGGAAGGTGAATAATATGGAAATAACAAAAGAAATACGCGAAGGCAAAGAGATTTACGCGCAGCGAAAGAACTATGAAAATGCTGAATTAGCTGTGCTTAATGGTGCTACAGAAGAACAGGCACAAGCAATAGCACGATTGTGCGGAGATAGGCACTATATCCATAGGAACAGAAGCAGTGTTTTCTGCGCTGAGTCCGGTGATGCTGAGACGATTGGGGAGTTGCTAAGCAATTGCTCGACAGGAGAGAGTATTAATGACTATTTAAGCAAGGCAGGACTGCCGAGGATAGAATATACTTGCAGTTTTGATGATGATACATCTAACGATTATCTTTACGAGCTAGAGGGAATGACATACGAGGAAGCCGAGGAGAAAACTGAAGAAGTTATGCAACAATTTGACAAGGATATAATAAAATATATTCAAGATTTTGACGATAAATATAATACACATTTTACCCCTACTTTAGCGGGAAGAATGAAGGGATACGAATTTTTAAGAAGGGTTAAAAAAGGTGAGAATATGAGATATTTAACAGTTAAAAGAAACAAGAATAGAGAACCTAATAAAACGGATATGAAGAGCCTTGCAAAATTCTTTACAGGTGAAAATGTGGGAAAATATGCAGATTATGACAGTTATCTATTTGCTGTCGAAGAAACAAGAAACGCCGGTAAAGAATTTGTCGGATATACATTCAAAATAGCTACAAAGGCGGAGAAGTCCGGCGGATGTGATTATTATTTCGGTGAAGTTCTTGATACTGGGGATAAAGTTGTTATATCCACAGAAAACGAGTATAAGAGCTTAGATTGGGCATATAACAAAGCTCTGGAGATAATCAAGAAAGAGTTCTAAAATTGGATAGGATAAAATTAAAAGAGGGAGCTTGCCACTCCCTCTTTTTTCTACGTCATACGTTACTATTTAAGAAATACAAAAACGTATATTTCAATACATCCAATGTTGTTGTTTAAAAATACAAAATAGCGTATTTCAATACATTTTTGTTACTGTTTATGCTTAATATAATAAACAGCTTTTTACATTATGTCAAGCCCAAAAACAAAATTGACTTTATAATATATTTATGCTATATTATTTTAATAATTAAATATATAAGATTTACACCCGATAATATTAATATTGTTATCGGGTTATTTTTATGTTATTAGTATATATAATAATTAATCAGCTGGAGCAGGTCCAGCAGAAAGGGGAATATATGGAGAAAGTACAGGAAACACCAGAAAGTCAAGAAATTTTTGAAAATGAAATTGATATGTATTTCGAAAGATTTTGCAAAGATGAAAACATTGAAGATATGGCAGCGGCTCCGCAATCCCTTTTTTATGCCGCCTTGATTTATGTATATAATAATACTTTTAAAGGCACTAATAGGTTAAAATTAAAGGGTAAATTACAGGGATATAATAATAATAATTATAATAATCAATATAGTAATATAAATAATAGTAATTGTAATAGTTATAATTATGAGTATCTTAATTATATAGCAGATTATTATATATATATGTGTTATAAGTATAATAAAATATGTACTATATCAGGATATTGTAAATTAACTGGTATAAATGAAACTGTTATATATGATTGGGCTAATGAGAAGAGAGCATCAAAACTAAGTACTTCGGCTTACGATTTGTGGGAAAAATTGTCAAAGGATTACGAATCTAGCGGAGAGGCTCGACTCTGGTCCGGTAAGAATCCAGTCGGGCAGCTTGCAGTTATGAATCGCCGCTTTGGTTGGAATCTTTCAGGTGTTAGTAGAGAAAACACCAGCAAAACACCTCTTACAGCCGCAGAAATACGCCAGCAATTGAGCCAAAACAATACACAATTAACCGATAAACAGCAGATAAACGCTGTAAACAATTCAGACACAATTTAAACAGCTTGCAAACCGCTTAAATACTGGGTTTGTGAGTAATAAGTATTTATATAACGCTGATAAATTAAGGTTTATCAGCGTTATGGTATGGATATGGTGTTAATTGTGTTAATTGTTTGAGAATATGGCATAAAATAGACACAATTACATAGACAAGTGCGGTGGGGGTTTATTTACCTCCAGAACACGCCCCAACTAAGTCGCTCAATTATCCGAAATAACAAAAAACCCTTATATATTAATATATATTTATATTATTATTACCACATAATGCACATATTATATAATTATATATAAATAATACCTAACCATTAATCATATAATTAATACTAATAAATCACTTATATATTTAATTAAAAATAATCCAATTAACATCTATACATTTAAGCTAATTAGGTGTATAATAGACACATATTAATCAATCACAAGATATTCAATAAACACATCAGAGAATCAGCCCGTCGGCTGAATAAATTCCAAAAAATTTTAAAAAATAAAAAAGAGTTAGGAGTTATAAATGCAGGGCAATGAATACCAAAAATTGGCTATGCGCACTAACGATAAAATGGCTCATTACAGACTATATACCGAATTGACTGGTAAGTTTTCACTTAGTCCTCTAACAGAAAACAATGCTAAGTGTAGCAACATAAATGACATAGCAGGACTTATTAATGGTGTCTTAGGTTTAACTGGTGAAGCTGGAGAAGTATCAGACCTTGTTAAAAAGGGCATATTTCACGAAAAAGGCATAGACTTAGAACATCTCAAGAAAGAGTGTGGCGATGTAATGTGGTACATTGCTATGATTTGTGAAGCCTGCGGATTCAGTCTTGATGATGTAATGCAAACAAACATAGATAAGCTTATAGCACGTTATCCGGACGGTTTTGACACTTACAGAGCTAATCACAGACAGGCAGGTGATAAATAATGGGTAATCAGGATAAGCACTGTTACCAGTGCAAACATAGACATAAGTTATATTGTGAAAAGCCTTGTAATGCCTGTAATGGCAATCCAAATGTTGTAAAAGGCAAGGATAACTTCACAGAGCTTGAAACAGCAAATAAAAATGCAGTACTCTTTGAAACAAAAGAATAGCATATTGCCCCTTAGCCAAGTGGTCAAGGCGCAGGATTTTGATTCCTGTATCGTGGGTTCAAATCCCACAGGGGTAGTTCAAGTGTTTAATTACACTTGTGCCTTTACAGGACTTATTGGCTTACTAGCATTAAGTCCTCCTTTCACCTCATAGCGAGAGCTGTTAAGGACTGTCAGATAGTCCGTGAGGTTTTGCGTATTATAAATACGCAAATAAAATTAAGTTATACCTATAGCGCAGCAGTTATCTGTATGGATAGACAGCGAGCGAAGCTACTTTCTTTGAGCCCAACTGCACGGGTAGAATGACATCCAAGCTTTGCCACGACCTGTTATAGGTGTCATAGCCTATACTGCTATTAAGACTAGCATTGTTTTTCAGTATCAACTATCCACCTTAATCGAAACATTTTCACACTAGTCTTTTAAAACGATATGGAGAAGCGGCAACGATTGGCGGTGTTGCGGCAGACTGTAAATCTGTTCCCTTGCGGTAAACATTGTAGGTTCAATTCCTATCTTCTCCACTTTGCCGATATGGGATAAAAGTATTCCAGTAGCTTGCTAAGCTATCCAATAGAAATGTTGTTCGTGTTCGATTCACGATGTCGGCGCTAACTTTCGACAGAGGTGAACCTTGCCGTAAGCGGTAGAAAGTCCGCATGAAATTGTACAAAGTAGTGGCAAAAGCAATTTCAAATATAGCAGTTCCACTACACTGCTATATTTGCCGTGTGTCCGGTTGGTCGAGGGTACTGTCTTGAAAACAGTCTGGATGTAAAAGTCTCTGGGGTTCAAATCCCTAACACGGCGGTTGCCCGAAATGTGGCGTTGATGTGTGGCGAAATGGGTAAACGCTAATTGATGGTTAAGAGAACGGTGTGCGACAAGGATTGCTAGAACAAGTCTGGTAAATAGCTGTAAGCAATTACACCAATAAATCCGTTAGAAAATAAAAATCCATTTATCCCTATTCGTAGGTGCAGACTAACTTACGGAATCTCATGTGTGGTTCAAATCCACACCACATCAATTTCTTATCTCCACTTAGTCGGATACTACTGCAATAGTTCCGGTCGATGGGAGATGTATGAATAGTAGTTGTATTATCGGAAACAGAAAACTCTTTGCAAAATAGAATTTGCAGATTTGAAATGCATTGGCATGGTTTGGTCTGACGGAGTTCGACTCTCCGTGCAACTATTTACAACAAACTAGGTTAGCTACCGAAAAGCACTTCCGCTGTGCCTGTTTGTTGTTTTTACCAATCAAGCGGAGTGTGTATCACAGGCATACATAAATAATATCAAGCGGAGGTATTCGATTATGGCAAAAGAAATTATAATACCCGAAACTAGGGATTTTAAAGGCGTATGGATTTACAAAAATTTATATCTATCAAGAGAGTATACGCCTAACGAAAAGTTTTTACTCTTAGAAATATACAGTTTATCAAAAGGCAGTAAAAAGCAATGTTATGCTAATAACAGACATTTTGCTGATTTTATCGGTGTAAAGGAAAATACAATTCAAAAGGCAATACTAAAATTAGAGAAAAACGGACATATTAAGCGTGAATACACATATAGAGAGGGAACAAGAGAAATTACTGGCAGGATAATAACACTCACTCAAAAATTCTATGATGATTTTATTAATGAATTGGAAATAAAAGAAGAAAATGAGGGGGTGGATAAAAATCCACAGGGTAACGGAAATAAATCCATAGGGGGTAGTGGAGAAAAATCCATACATAAGTATAACAATTATGGTTTAAGTGATAAATGTATAAGTGATACATCAAATGCTCTTTCAGAATCTAAAGATTCTTCAAGAGGAGATATATATGCTTTTTCAGTTGAAAAAGGCGAAAGCAAATCTGATGCAATTAAAAACATTGCTGTTGAATTTGCAGATTGCGAGCCGTCAGATTGGCGAATAGAGGAGTTAAAGCATATTATTGACTATTTCCTTGAGCAATACAATAAAACTTTAAATATGAGCCATATACGCATTACAGAACAGGCTTTGACAAAGATAGTTATTAATTACTTTGAGCCAGTTGGTAATTATATGAGTGATAATTCTGCTTATGGATTTGATGATTACTACAAAGAGTTAATAGATTATTACTTACAGACAAAATACAAGATTAATGGCAAAGAAGTAACTAAGAGCTTGCAGCATTTCATGTCTGGAATGATAAGAGAAAACTTAGCACAGAAATATTTGAAATAAGGAGTGATTATTATGGCTATGGGCGTACACCCACTAAACAAAGATAAGTTTTATGAAGCAATTAACTTATACATATCGGGGCAGGTTTCACAGGTAAAAGCGGCAAAAGTAGCAGGTTGTAGCGTACCAACATTTAAGAAATATGCTAACAAGATTTATGGTGGTGAGGAATTACCAGATAATTTATGGGGAAAGAAGTGATATTATGAAAATAACAGAAATGAATAACTGCATTGAAGAAATGCGTAAATGCTACAAGTTTGAGGATGATAAAACGGAAATAAGACTTGGCAATATACCAAGTGGTGGCTGTGACAGATGCGTAACTGTCGGTACAAGAGACGAAAACGGAACACAGATTGAAATGACAAGAATAGCGGATAGATTAGAAGAAGCAGACTATTGTTTGCGATGAAAGGAAACCAAATGGACGAAATAAAATTCGGAATGAAAATTGCTTATCAAGGAGTAAAAGAAGAAATGGAAACAATAGTCGCAGAACTTGCAAGAAAAGGAATTGAAAAGACAAAAGGTTTTAGTGTATTGGAGCAGTTTATAAAAGACAGGCTTTCAGAATGCGAATAAAAGCAATTTCCGGCTAACAAGTAGAGTTAGTTGCTACCCTAAAACAGTTATAGGCAGAGGTCTATAAGCACCTTTGCTTTTTAAAAGTGGAGGTGCTTTTCTTGAATTCTGAATTGAATCAACTGATAGATGATTGCGAAAAATACATATCCCAAAATGGAATAGATGAAAACATCATAGAAACCTACTACAACGTGTGCCAGCTCGCCAAGAATGAGGGCGAAATTGACACAATGTTAAAATGTACGGCTAGGACAAAAGAACTCATAGAAAAGGCTTGTATGCGTGATATAGGGCTATCTATGTGGGAGATAGAGAAGTTTGTCTTTAACAATAAAAGTTCCTTTGATTCGCTTGATAAATACTATGATGTATTACTGCTTGAAGCCCAAAGCAAAATAGTAGATAGTGCATTTATGTATCTTGAAAAGAAAAGAGAACCTAAAGAGCGCTTCTATATGCCACGCCGCAAACAATTCTTAAGAATGGGGCTAATAGAAGCCTTGCAGGGTATGATTGATGATAAATACGATATATTGTGCGTATCATTAATACCTGGAGCGGGAAAGACAACTATCGAAAAGATGTTTAACGCTTTAGTAGCTGGCTGGTTTCCTAATGATTTTTGCCTTTTCTATTCCCATTCTGGCGATATTACACGAATGTACTATGATGGTGTATACGATATTGTCACCAACGCTGATGAATATGCGTGGAATGAAATCTTTCCTAATCTTACAGTTACAAGCACTAACGCAAAGTTAGAGCAGTTCAACATAGGCAAATATAAGCCATTTCCAAGCGTACAATGTACATCTGTTGGAAGTAAAAATGCTGGTAAAGTTCGTGCAAGTAAATTTTTGCTTGTGGATGATATGATAGGTGGCATTGAAGAAGCACTTAACCCTATGGTGCTTGATAAGCTGTGGAATAAATATGCGGTAGATGCTAGACAAAGAAAAATCCAAGATACGGACGGACACAATTGTAAAGAAATACACATTGCTACGCGTTGGAGTGTACATGATGTTATCGGAAGAATACAGAATATGTACGCAGGAAACAAAAGAGTTAAGACTATTGCCGTACCAGATGTAGACCCAGTAACCGGAGAAAGTAATTTTGATTATGAGTATAGCGGATTCACAAAAGAGTTTTTTGAAGACCAGCAATTGCTTATGGACGAAATATCTTACAGGTGCTTATACAAACAGGAACCTATCGAACGTGAGGGATTGCTATTTCCAGATGATAAAATCCGCAGATACCTTAATTTGCCACACGGAGAGCCGGAAATTATTACAGCCCAATGTGATACTAAGGGCAAAGGCACGGATTATTTCGTGTTGCCTGTATTACAGAAATACGGAGAAGATTATTATTGTATTGATTGCGTATGCGATAACACGGCAGATTATGAAGAACAATATAGAAATGCTGCAGGTGTACTTGCAAATAACAAAGTGCAAGAGTGTGAATTTGAGCGTAATGCCGGTGGAGACAGAGTTGCAATGGAAGTTAATAAGAGAGTTGAGAGTGTAGGCTGGATATGCAACATCACTGATGTACCGACAGAGACAAATAAGGAAGCACGTATTTTTCAGTGTTCTAACTGGATATTACAGCACATTATCTTCAAAGACCCCTCACTTTATAAGCCTAATGAGCCATATGGAGTAATGATGTCACTATTAAAGCAGTATTCAGTATCAAGCAAGAAACAATTAGATGATGTTCCAGATGTTTTCTCGAACTTTGCATTAAGAATAACACAGGGCAATAGAACAGCTAAAGTTGAAGCTGCTATAAATCCATTTAGGAGGTATTGACATTATGGTAACAAAGGAAGTTTTATCACAGTATTCAGATTTACAGGAAGAAGTAAAAGAAGTAAGACTAAAGATAGAACGACTTGAAAAAGATATAAGCAAAATTGAAGCCGGAGAAATGGTTATAGATTCTGTTAGTGGCGGCGATGGTGGTAAACAGCATTTTAAGATTGAAGGCATACCATTTCCAGAGTACAGCAGAAAGAAAACACTTCTTTATGCCAGAAAAGCCACATTGCAGTTGCTTGAAGATGATTTGTTGAAAAAAACCAATGAGGTTGAAGAATTTATTGCAAGCGTTGACGATAGCAGAATGAGAAGAATAATCAATCTTAGATTCTTAGAAAACAAGACTTGGATTCAGATAGCAAATATTATAGGTGGCAACACAGAAAGTAGCGTAAAAATGGCTTTTCAAAGATTTATTGAAAAAAATTAAAAGATGTTACGATTGTGACGAAAAAATTATGTATTATTACAATGAGCAAAGCAAATTTCATAAACATGTATAATCCTTATCGAAAAGCATCGTCATTTAATTATGGCGGTGCTTTTACTATGTAACGAGGTAATAATATGATTTTTTACACAAATAAAGACAAGTCAATTATGTGTCCGAACTGCCATAAGTTTTTGACCAAAGCAGACAGCAAAGACCCACGAACACATAAGTTGGCGTGCAAGCATTGCCACAAATGGATATGGTATGTGCCTAACGATGATGATGAATTTCAAATTAAAGAAATACCGGACAGCAGAAGTTCAAGCGGTATGACATTTTATTAGGAGCAAGATATGAACACAATGTATTTTCAAGACCTTGTTAGAGGCTGTTATGGTAGAAAAATTGCATACACGAATGTAGATACAATAACTGCTAACAATGTTGTTAAGGTTATTGGAAGTACTATAGGTGTATTTAATTGGAATAAGCCAGTTATCAAGTATCTGTGGCATTACTACAAGGGCGACCAACCGATACTGTATAGACATAAGCTGACTAATGAAGATATTACAAACAAGATTGTTGAGAACCACGCATATGAAATTGTTCAATTCAAGGTAGGACAGACGTATGGTGAGCCAATCCAGTTTATTAGCCGCAAAGATGATGAAACTATCAATAAGGCAGTTGACATACTCAATGATTTTATGGCGGATGCCAATAAGCAGGAGAAAGACATTAAAGCTGGAGAGTGGCAATCTGCAACAGGTACATCATTCAAAGCGGTTCAACCTAAAAATGGAGATGTACCATTCAGAATTGTAGCACCTACGCCAATGAATACTTACGTTGTTTACAATGAAAGCACAGAAGAACCTATGCTTGTTGTGCAGGAACTTAAAGACGAGGACGGAAATTGGTATAAAATGGCATTTTCCGACACTATGTCTTTTAGAATTGTTGACAGCAAAGTAGTTGAAGCAAAACTACATACATATGGCGAAATTCCCATTGTTGAGTTCCCTAATAACCACGAAAGAATATCTGATATTGAGCTTGTCATAGGTATGTTGGACGCTATTAATAATATGCAGTCTAACAGAATGGATAGTATACAGCAGTTTGTTGAGTATTGGGTTAAGTTTGTAAATTGCGAAGTTGACACAGAAACATTTGAAAAAATGAAAATGAACCACGCCCTTACGGTTAAATCTATCAATAAAGACAACAAGTCAGACGTTGAGATTATGACACAGGAGCTTAATCAGACACAATGTCAAGTTGCTAAGGAAGATTTATGGGATAACACATTATCAATATTGGCAATTCCTAACAAACAAGGTAATACCGGCGGAGATACACAGGGGGCAGTTGAATTAAGAAATGGTTGGGACTTTTCTAAAACAAGAGCAAAGCTGAAAGACCCTATTGTTAAATCGTGCGAAAAGCGATTAGCTGTGGCAGTTCTTAATATTCTAAGACTTGCCGGAAAAGATTTAAAGCTGTCAGTTAGAGACTTTGATGTGCAGATAAATCACAGTCCACAGGATAATATGTACACTAAAGCACAGACACTTACAGTGTTGCTTCAAAGTGGCATACATCCACTTATAGCAATTAAGACAGTTGGTTTATGGGGAGATGCAGAAAAGACATTCCTGTTGTCAAAACCATATCTTGATAATATATACAAGACTATTGATGATGTGGAAGAACAAGAAAAGAAAGCACAAGAGATAGTTAATCAACTCAATAATAATCAGCAAAATAAGGCGGTTATCGAATAATCGGTAGCTGCTTTTATTTTATACATTTTGCAGCTATGCGGTAAATAGCAGAAGACACAGCAGGAGCGACCTGCGGTAACAAAAGCGTGTGTTTAACGGAGGTAATTATGACAAGAGAAGATGTATTAAAACTTTTTCCAGAAGCAACAGATGAACAGATTACAAATCTTCTTAATCAGAACAATTCAGAAGTTGCAAAGGAAAAAAACAAGGTGAGCCAGTACAAGGCCAAGGCTGATACAGCAGACAGTTTACAGAAACAGCTTGATGAAATACAGGCTGACAATCTGACAGAGCTTGAAAAGGCAAATAAAGCCTTAGATACAGCTAATCAGCAGATAGCCGATTTACAGAAATCTAACGCTATCAGAGACCAGAGGGAAGCAGCTATGACCAATTTCAAGATTACTGCTGAACAGGCAAAAACAGTTGTTAAAGACGATGGAAGCCTTGATTACACCGAGCTTGGCAAGATTATGTCCGAAAAAGAAACGGCTGCAGCACAGGCTAAGGAACAGGAGATTGCAAAACATCAGGATATTCCAGGCAGTGGCAGTAATAAAGGTGGTGCAGACAATAAGACAAATGCTGAAAAGATAGCAGAAAACCTTATATCTAATGCACCTAAGAACAATGACGTTTTATCACATTACATTCAACAATAACAGGAGGTAAAAAATGGCAAAGGAAATGAATATGCAGTATGAAAAGACTTCATACGCAGGAGATGTTCAGATTTTAAAGAGAGAGCCTAACGAAGCAATCCCATTAACACTTGATTTTGATGGTGTAACAGCTACAAACGCACAGGGCAAGAAGATTGTCAAAGCAGGTACTCCAATCGGAGCAAATGGCAAGGCTGACAATACAGCTACAGTAGTGGGTATCTTAAGGTTTGATGTAACAGAGGACAGACCACAGGGTGTACTGCTTAAGAAAGCATATCTTAACACAAAGGTAGCAGAAGCACACTCTGGTGTTACATATGACACAACAGTTAAGACGGCTCTTCCAATGATTGTATTTGAATAATAACAGGAGGTAAACAGATGTTAATTAATGAAGTATTAGATAGTAAGTCTATCGCATTATCAGCAACAGAAAACGCTAGTAATCAGATACCTTATCTTGGTTTACAGTGGTTTCCGGAAAGAAAGAAACAGGGGCTTGATTTAAGCTGGATTAAGACACATAAAGGACTTCCAGTATCACTTGCACCATCCAACTTTGACACAATCCCAACACTTAGAGCTAGAGGTGGATTAAGCAAGGAAAAAACACAGATGGCATTTTTCCGTGAGGGAATGACAGTTGGCGAAGAGGAAATGCTTGAAATCGAGCGTATTCAATCAGCAGACGACCCTTACCTTGCAAGTGCTTTATCAAGCGTATATGACGATACTAACAACCTTGTAAGCGGTGCAGAAGTTGTTCCAGAGCGTATGAGAATGTCACTTCTTTCTACAAATGCAGGACATCCAGTAATTGCCATCGTAAGTGATGGCGTTCAGTATGCTTACGATTATGACAAGGATGGTTCATACGCAAAAGACCATTACGCAAAGTTATCCGGCACAAGTATGTGGAGCGATACAACCAACTCAAAGCCGCTTACAGACCTTAACAACGCAAGAAAGAAGTTAAAGAAGCAGGGCAAGACTTCTAAATATGTGCTTATGAATAGCAATACATTCCAGTATTTGCTTGATAATGCACAGATAAGAAACTCAATACTCGCACAGAACCTTACAGCAACTATCGAGGTTGATGATGATACTGTTATTTCAGTAGTACAGAAGAGAACAAAGCTCACTATCGTACTTTACGATAAGATGTACATTGATGATGATGGCAAGGAGCAGTATTTCTACCCAGATAACAAGGTTACACTTCTTCCAGCTGGCAATCTTGGCAGCACTTGGTTCGGCACTACACCAGAAGAAAGAACTGCAAGACAGGTAGCTGATGTTGATGTAACAACATATGGCGTAGGTATTACAGTTGCTACAAAGACAGAGTACGGACCACCTATGAAGATGTCAACATTTGCTTCCGAGGTTGTACTTCCATCATATGAAAATATGGATAGCACATTCGTATATGAGATTCATAGCGAAGAGTAGGAGGTGCAACTTATGATATATCCATATATAGTGATTCATAACGGAAAATGGTATAACGCAGGCGAAGAGGTTCCCGAAGAGGGGGCTTTTTTAGGTTATAGCAAGACAACCATTAATCGAATGTCTACATCTGATTTGCAGGCTTTTGCCGCAGAACAAGGTATAGACAACGCAGAAGAACTTACAGGATCAGAGTTAAAGAAACTGTTAATTGAGAAATTAGGATTATAGGAGCTGAAATTATGGAATACACTACATTAGAGCAAGTTAAAATCAGACTTAAACAATTTCATATTGATACAGTCACAAATGATGATGAAACAACATCTGATGTGATAGTGTTCGATAACAAAGAAGATGATCCGATAATCGAACAGCTTATTAAACAAGCTACAGAAGATGTAAAAGCAAGAAGAAATTACCCTGACAGCTACACAGACGAAATGATAACCGAGGACTTGAAGAAATTTGAGAGTGTTATCGTTAATCTGGCTGTCTACGACCATTCACAGGCAGGTGAAGCATTTATGGCAAGCTACAACGAGAATGGTGTCAACAGAACTTGGAGAGATAGAGACAGCTTATTTGTTGGGGTATTTCCTTTTGCTAAGGTTTTATAGAAGATTGTGCGTTACCAATACGGTAGCAGGCGGCACACATTAAGGGTGGTGGGCGGTGTGCCATTATTAATTATGAAAGGCGGTATATCAATGCCAATAGCAGTAATTATAAGCATTATTTCAGTTGCTTTTTCCGTCTTTTTCGGACTGTTTACGTTGGGATTTAATCTTAAAAACAACAAAAAGTCTGACAATGCAGAACTTACAGAGCGTGTAAAAGAAAATACACGCATAAATATGAAACTTGACACAATATCAGGCAACACAACAGAGATAAAAAATGAAGTTATAGAAATGAGAAAAGAACTTAATTCTCACGATAACAGGATTATTAAGGTTGAGGAAAGTGTAAAGTCGGCACACCACCGAATAGACGGATTGGAAGCACGACTTAATGAAGATAAGGAGGTATAGCAGAATGGATATAACATCAGTATCAACAGTAGTTGCAATCGTTGTAATAACATATCTGATAGGCTTAGGAGCTAAGGCAATTCCACACATTAAGGATAATTACATTCCTATAATTGTAGGCATTGCAGGCGGTATCTTAGGCGTTATAGGTATGTATGTAATACCGGACTTTCCGGCAAACGATATTCTTAATGCAATTGCAGTAGGAATTGTGTCCGGACTATCAAGCACAGGTGTTAATCAGATTTATAAGCAGGTAAAGAACAATGCTTGACATTAATAAGCAGGCTATGAAGTATTCACTTCAAGGGCAGACAGTAACTATCTATGAAAGAGATGATGACGGCAATATTATTTATGAGGGATATACCGACACAGAGGGTAACTTTATTCCTTATCTTGATGATGAGGGTAATAAAATACCTAAAGTCCTTGAAGAAAAAACCGGCTTTTCAGAGCCTGTGAATTTCAAAGCAAACATAGCTTTCAGCGGTGGAGAAGCACAAAGCAAGGAATACGGCTTTGACACGGCTGATTTTGACGCTATTTTGCTAACAGATAGGAATATGTTACCTATCCAAAAAGGCGACCTTATATGGCTTGATAGCAAGCCTACATACACATCTGACAGTCTTGTTGATGAAACGTCAGCGGACTTCACGATTGTAGGCATTAAGCCAGCATTATGTTCAACTAAGTATATGCTTAAAGCAGTTGTAAAGTAGGTGCATTATGGCAAGACATACAATTAATATATCCTTGTCTGAAAAGTCCGTAAATGAAGCTATCAGACAGCTACAACAGTATAAGCAGAGCATACAGTATAAATGCGAATTGCTTGTTGAACGGCTAGCAGAATTAGGCGACAAAGCGGCAATTATGAGTGTTAATGAAAGTCCATTAGGTAGGACAGTAACATTGAGAATTGACAGAAAGCCTATTCAAGATGGCTACCAAGCTATTTTAATTGTTACAGGTAAAACCGTTGAGGCAGAAGATAGAGAGCCATTTTACACGCTATTAGCGATTGAATTTGGTGCAGGCATTTATTACAACAGCGGTAACGAGAACCCAAAGGCTAATAATTTCGGCTTGGGCGTAGGAACATATCCAGGACAAATCCACGCATTCAGCGACGGTTGGTACTACTTAGGTAATGATAATCAATGGCACTACACGCACGGCGTTAAAGCTACAATGCCTATGTACAATGCCACAATGGAGATTATCAATCAGTATAAGCAGATAGCAAGAGAGGTGTTTAGTTAATGGCAAATGATTGGGCGATAGACCTTGAAAACATAGTCACAGCACTTGTCAAGGCTAAAACCCTAACACAGCTTAAAAAGACATATCCAAAGATAGCCATAACCAATGAGGGAGAAAACAGCGGTCAAGCAGTATTCCCGACAGTATACATTCATTTACTGCCAGCAGTTGAACAAGGACAAACGCTTGACGGACAAACAATTAACGCATTGTTAGCAACATTTCAAGTAGATGTTACAACTAACACAAGCAAGTCCGACTGTCGCAAGGTTATGGCAGTAATTACAGATACATTCAAGACAATGAGATTTCAAGGCACATCAATGCCAGAGTTCTCAATCAGCAACAAAGTACATAAGAGTACCGCACGATTTAGGCGGTTAATCGGAGCAAATGACAGATTATTGTAACAAAGAGCAGAAATGCTCTTATTTTTTTGCAAATTTTTAGGAGGTAAGAAGATATGGCAGATACAGTAGCAGGATTAAGCGCACTGGGAATCACGTTTAGTTATGGTGTTGAAACTACAGCAGGCACTAAACCAACAGCGTTTAAACTTCTTCATAGAATCAATTCTATTGATGAGATTACAGTAACCCCAGAGGCTATAGATGCATCAGCACTTGAAGATTTACAGACAAGAAACATTGCAGGTAGAGATACAGTTACAGATACAGTTGCGGTAACAGTTAATAAGACAGAAGCTACAATCAAAGAGTGGAAAGACCTTATTACAGAATATAAGGCTTTAACTGATGGAAAGAGAATGTGGTTTCAAGAGATTACTCCGGGTATATCAGATGCGGAGTTCTTTGTTGCACAGCCGCCTTCAAAGTTACCAATTACGGGCAAGGAGCAAAATTCACTTCTTACAATGGCTATCAACCTTATTATTGAGGATATGGTAGGAACAGATACAGCAGTAACCCCAACATCGGGGGAATAATGAGCTATTCGACTAAATCAAAAAAGGCTGTGTCGGATAGCGTAGAAAACGCCAAAACAGCCGACTACACATCATATCTTGATGATGTAACAGAATAATTAATTTAAAAGGCAGGTGCGGTGTAAAATCCGCACCTTTCCCTATATGGACGATAGGGTGGGAAAGGGTAAAAATTATGATGAATATTAATGTAAACGGAAATGAATACAAAGTTGAGTTCTCTTTTGGAGCAGCAGAGTGTAAAGAGATAGTGCAGAAAATGTTTTCTGTCGTTAATGGTTCTTACTTACTTGCACAAACGGATAAAAGCGTTGCACAGGCTTCCTTTGATGGATTAGCAAATATGACAGCAGATGTGCCAGAGATTTGTATTTTAGCCATTTATGCAGGCTGTATTGACAATAACCCTGTAACTATGGATGAAGCAAAGGAACTCACTAGAGCATATATTACAGAGAAGAGAAAGACAGATAAAAGTTACGGATATAGAACATTGTTCGAGGAGATTAAGAAAGCGATGGAAGATGATGGTTTTTTCGAGCTGTCGGGAATAACAGCGATGTTAGAGGAGATGGCGAACAATGTGGAAGAAGCGACACAGGAACAGAAGAAGCCGACAGTAGTTCCACAAGACCACAAGAAAAAGCAGACTTCCACAAAATAATATGGGAAGAATACTTTGTTTTAGCCAGTTCACTAGGCGTTAGTTATTCAGACTTCCTTAAAATAACACCCAAAAAGCTATGGGCGGTTGTAGAGGGTAAGAAACTTGAAAGACAACGAATGGATTCAGATATATGGCTTGCAGTAGGCAACTACATACTCCCAGCAATCAAGATAGGTGTTAGAAGCGGTGCTTGGGGTAAAGGCGAGCTTGAATACCCAGACAAGCCTATTTATAGAGATATTAACAAAAAAGAGAACAGCAAAGATGAAATACAAAGAAAGAGAGAAGAATTTGTTTTGAATATGAAAATACGAAAAGCAAACTGGGATTTAACGCACCCTAAAAATGATAAGCCGGAGGAATAAAGCGTGGAATTAGACAGTTTAGAAGTTAAAATTACCGGTACTGCCACTAAAGCTATCAATTCTGTAGATAAGCTGATAAATCAACTTACAAGGCTATCAACATCACTTGCAACTGTGAATGGTTCATCACTAAGCGGTCTTGCAAATGGTGTTAGTCAGTTAGGTTCCGCTATGCAGAATATGAACGCAGGAACAGCAGATTTTACAAGGCTTGCCAAGAATATCACAAAGATAGGTTCTGTTGATTCAGTTGCACTAACTAACACAGCTACATCACTTCAAGCTGTCACAAAGGCAGTTGCAAGCATATCAGCTATTCCGCAAAATGCAACACAGGTCACAGAATTTGCAAAGTCACTTGGTAAGCTAGGCAGTAAAAGTATTGAAAATGCCGTTGTAAACATTCCAAAGCTAGGTAATGCTTTAAATGGCTTAATGACAACGCTATCAAGAGCACCAACAGTAAGTCAGAACGTTATTCAAATGACTAACGCATTGGCTAATCTTGCTAGTCAAGGTAGCAAGGTGGGTACTTCTTCAAACTCGCTTCAAAAGTCACTGTATGGCGTGTCTACAAGTGCTAGGACAGCAACTAGAAGCAGTTGGAACTTAGCAAGTGCGATAGGTAAGTTTTATGCCACTTATTTTATGGTAATTCGTGGCAGTAAGAAACTTATAGAAGCAATTAAGTCAACAACAGATTACATTGAAGCATTCAACTATCAAGCGGTAGCGTTTGGCAAGATTGGTTCAGAGTGGGATAAAGATTACGAAAAGTACGGATATGATAACGCAACAGCATATGCAGAGAGCTTCCAAAGCAGAGTAAATGATACTCTTGGAAAGTTATCTGGCTTAAAAGTTAATGTTCAAGGCGGTTTGCTTGAAGAAAGTGGAGCAAAGAACTTAGGGCTTAACATACAAGAAGTAACACAGTATGCTTCACAGTTAGCTTCTGTTACTAATTCGTTAGGACAGACAGGCGAAGCAACAACGGCTATAACAAAGTCAATGACAATGCTTGCGGGCGATATAAGCTCACTTTTCAATGTGGACTATTCAACAGTAGCGCAGAACTTACAGAGCGGCTTAATCGGTCAATCGAGGGCATTGTACAAATATGGTATTGATATTACCAATGCTACATTAGCGACGTATGCTTACAACTTAGGCATTTCTAAGTCGGTGTCTGAAATGACACAGATGGAAAAACAACAGTTAAGAGTGTTGGCAATATTAGACCAAAGTAAAGTATCTTGGGGCGATTTAGCTAATAGACGGAAGAAAGTTAATGACATAGCTTATCTTCCAAGTGTTGCATAAGAATAGAAATATCTTATGGCAATCGGGCAAAATCGGTGAAGGCTAAAGTTTTCAACTATGCTAATACCGAGATAACTCAACAGATTACGAACAGGCTATTGAGTATCGTAACGAGTAGGAATTGAATAAATATAATATTCCCAAGAGTGTCCGACACTACTGCATATAGGGCAGTATGAGGTGGAAGTGGCTACCACCAAACCAAACGTAAAAACGTGGGTGATAATGTACTCTGAACTTATAGGAAACTATAAGAAGTATAGGATAAAGAGCCTATACGATAACAAATTTGACAATCAACTCCCCAAGTAATATGTTACGCCAGTTCAGTAACAATATGAAAGAGGTAGGAATGGTAGCAGGACAGCTATTTATCCCAATTCTTTCAAAGGTTATGCCAGTAGTAAACGGAGTAACTATTGTAATCAAAAGATTATTAGTCAATCTTGCTTCTTTAATGGGCGTTAAGATTGACTTTGAGAGCTTCGGACAAAGTGGCTATAAAGACACATCAGATGGCTTAGAAGATATTTCAGATGGCTACAAAGATGTAGCTGATTCAGCTAAGAAAGCTACATTATCCCTTATGGGATTTGATGAAATAAATAAATTACAGGACGATACAAGCTCAAGCAAGGGTTCAAGCGGTGGCGGCGGCGGTAGCACTATTGATTTGACAGACGATATTGCTAAGGCGGCGGCAGAATATGAAGCGGCGTGGAATAAGGCATTTGCTAATATGGAAAATTCGGCAGTCGCTTGGGCTGATAAGATAGAGAAAGCCATAAAAAAGGGTGACTGGTACGGAATAGGTACTTACGCAGGCAAACAAATAAACAAAGGGATAAATGCTTTTCCTTGGGAAAAAACAGGAGAAGCAATTACAGAAGCTGTTTGCAATGTTTTGGATTTTGCAGATGGATTTGTTAGTTCTGTTGATTGGGAACAATTAGGAAGAAATATAATAAAGTTTATTGAAGGTATAGATTTAGGAAAAATAACTGTAAAAATTTTGGACCTAGCAATTGACTTAGGAGTATCAGCAATAAAATTAATATGGGGTGCTTACCAGGAGATATACGACAAATGGGGAATTGCAGGAATTTTGGCTTCTTTGGTTATTCCGGGCGGAATTCTTACACTTAAATTTATTACGGAATTTTCAGCAAGCATAGATGATAGTAAATATGTAAAAAAAGCAAAAGATGGCATAGAAAATATAAAAATAGCTGCACAAGAAAAATGGAATGAAATTACAGATTGGTGGAATAATACAGCAATCGTAAATTGGTGGAATAATGATGTTACGCCTTGGTTTACTAAAGCGAAGTGGCAGTCACTTGGAGATAATACAAAAGATAGCTTGCAAGATAGCTGGACTTCTTTTAATAACTGGTGGAGTAGCACAGGAATATACAACTGGTGGAACAATAGCGTAGCACCTTATTTTACAAAAGCAAAATGGCAATCTCTTGGAGATAACGCAAAGGGCAGCTTAACTGATAGTTGGACTTCGTTCAATAATTGGTGGAGTGGCACAGGTATATATAATTGGTGGAATAATGATGTTACGCCTTGGTTTGCTAAAGATAAATGGAACAACTTGGGTGATAATTTCAAGTCAAGTCTACAAGATAAATGGTCTGATTTTTCTTCTTGGTGGAGCACAACCGGAATTTACAATTGGTGGAATAATCACGTAGCACCTTACTTTACGGCAGATAGATGGCGTGATATGGCAGATGGAATAAGAGTAGGCATACAAGATAAGTGGAATAATGTAGTTAATTGGTGGGATAGCAAACCATCCCTTAGTGAAATTTCAGTAGCCGTTGAGAACTTTTTTTATAAAGTAAGAGATATGTGGTATAATTTCAAAGATTGGTGGGACAACTTAGGACTTAGCTTCCCACATATAAAAACGCCACATTTCGATATTGATGGCGAATTTAGTCTTGTGCCACCTCAAGTGCCCAAGATAAGTGTTGATTGGTATGCAAATGGCGGCTTTCCAAACAAAGGACAGTTATTCGTTGCTAATGAAGTAGCACCCGAAATGGTTGGTACTATGGACGGAAGAACAGCAGTAGCCAATCAGCAGGAAATCACAACAGGTATTGCTAATGCAGTTTATCCAGCGGTTTACAATGCGGTTGTAGCGGCTATGTCAGAAGCCAACAACAACGTTAATATAACACTACAAGGTGACGCTGATAAATTGTTTACAATGGTACAGGATAAAGCTAATAACTACACTAATATGACAGGGCAAGCAGCATTCCCTTATTAATTGACAAATAAATAATAAAAGAATATATTTAAAGTACTAAAGATAAGGGGGAATGTATATGTTAAAAAAAGGCTTATATAAAATGCTGGAAGTATTAGGAATAAAGAAAAAACAGCAACCACAAATTCAACGCCCACTAAATCCTAACTTTAAAGGAGTGTACAGAGCGACAGAAAACGGCTTAGTTGAAGTATATTGTCCAAGATGTAGCAGTTGGGACTGCTCTCACACACAGATTACAACAACTGTACCACAGAAAACTAAGACAAGATATACCGTTAATTTGAATCCGTTTAGACCGTTTACGCTGGTTAATAAGAAAGAGAAGATTAAGCAACAGGGCGGAACTTATTCACAACATAGGTTTGTGTGTAACAGATGTGGGCTGATTTTTTGGTAATACATGATTTTAATGGAGCGTATCTTTCGGTGCGTTCCATTTTTTATTAAAAAGTGCTTGACAATTATTGCAAGGGCAGTTATTATAATAACATAAATATTGCAAGGGCAATAATTGAAAGGAGTGATTATTATTAGTCCAGCAGGAAGACCACATAAGGAAAACCCTAGAAATGTTAATCTTAATATCAGAATAACAAAAGATGAAGCTAATCGTATTCAGAAATGTGCTGATGAATTGAAATTAACAAGAACCGACACCATTATGAAAGGTATAGGGTTAGTAGAAAAAGAACTTAAAGACAACAAAAAAGAGTAGCAACAAGTCAGTCAAAACTTATAGTTACTACTCAATCAAAACATTCCAAAGGAATATAGTTATATTACTACGTTCCTTTGGGAAAATCAATATTTTTTTGGAGGAAAACAGATGGAAAAACAATTAAAAGACGAAATAAATAAAGCATTAGAAAATATTGAGGATATATGGATATTACATCAAATATATCGTTTTGCTGTTAATATGTCGAAAGATGATTTAAGTAAATAAGTTGTTTTATAAAAAAGAGGGGAGCATAAAAAGACACCAGTTGACAATATTCATAAAATATATTATCTTGGTATATGCTAAAATTAATAGAACGAACGAGACACAGCGCATACGAAAGATAAATTTTCAAAAATAGTCTTTTGTGTGCGCTTTTAACATACCAATGAAATATAAAATAAAAATATTTTGGAGGTATCTATGCTAGTAGAAACAAGGAAAATAAGCAAAGGCAAAGAAGTAACAGTTGTAACAAGCCTTGATGTAGCAGAAACTTTTGGGAAAAGACATTCGGATGTACTTAGGGATATAGAAAATCTTGAATGTAGTCCAGAGTTTAGAGAACGCAATTTTGCGTTTTCTAAATATTCCGTTGAGAACAATAAAAAAACATATCCAATGGTATATATGACAAGAGATGGTTTTACCATTCTTGCTATGGGTTATACTGGCGAGAAAGTTATGAAATTTAAAGAAGCCTATATTAACCAATTTAATCAAATGGAAGAACTTCTCAAAGGCAAGCTGATAGAGAGAGAAAAAGGCATAGCAGTTAGGCAGTCACTTACTAAAGCTATTCAGCAGTCAAGCGAAAATGAGAGAATGCACGGACACGCATATTCGACTTATACTGACATTGTATATAGGACTGTATTCGGAAAGACAGCAAAACAGTTAAGAGAAGAATGTGGGATTGATAAAAAGGCTAATTTGCGTGATTATTTCACAGCAGAAGAACTTGAAAAGGTACAATCAATAGAAATGATTATCAGTGGACTTGTTAATTGCGGTTGGGGATATAACGAGATAAAAGAGTTTATAACTAACCCAGCAAGGAAACTGATAGCAGCATAGCGTACCCACAAGTGGGTACGAAAAAATTCCCAAGAAGTCGGGAAAGTTTTTGCAGGAAGTTGCAAAATATTCCCCATAAAGCTGGGGGAAGTATTTGTATAGTTGTTGCAACGCTTTTCTCCACTTGTGGAGAAAGACATTAAATCAGTAGCGCCGCAATCTTGGCTCTACTAGAATAAAAAAATCAGAACAAGTTGGGTAGACCTGTTCTGATTAGCACATATGAGTACATATAAGTTGCTCACGTCAATAATAACAAATAAATAGCAAAATGACAAGGACATTTCACTTAATCGTGAGGTGTCCTTTTTGTGTGCTTAGAAAGTGGGGTTTTACTATGAATTTTATACAATACATAAAGCAAGCGTGGAAAGCTGGCACAAGCGGCGGTACTCCATTAAGTCCAGACAGACTTAATCATATCGAAGATGGCATTAAGAATAATAACGATATGATAAGTGAGCTGAACAACAATACAACAACAACGTACGAAAATGCTATCATAACATACGCACCTGCTTTGGCACTGGTAAATATAATGCCAGCTAAACTAACCAATACTGTAGCAATTAGGAGCTGGACAACAGTCGCAACTCTGCCTGAGGAATATAGACCGAGTAAAACTATAAAATTTCCTGTTACAGTATATAATCCGGCGGGGTTTGTGGCATATGGACAATTGACACCTAATGGTGCATTACAAATTTATAGTGATACCGAAATTAAGGTAAATCAAGGACAAACATATTACAATTTCACTTATTTTATTTAAGTAATATGTTTATTGAAGATATTGCTGTTTAATTAACTTAATAAATAAAAATTCAAAATGGGTATTGAAATAAAATGGTAGTAGTAGGGACAACTTGAAAATATAAATATATAAAACTAAGGGAATGTATCAGAGATGATATGTTTTTTTGTTACCAATTTTTAGGCAGAAAGAGGTGATTGAATGATAAGTGCTGTAATTATCGAGGGGGTAACATTCCCAGTAGCATATAACGGCTACACATACAGTAGAAATAAGATATGGTCTAAAAACACAGGCAGGAACGACTATGGCGAAATGGTAGGCACAATCGTAGCTATCAAAGACAAAGTAGAGCTTCAATTACCGCCATTAACAGGAGAACAGGCATTATTGCTTGATAATGTGATTAGCGACATAGATAACCCATTCCCAACAGCACAAGTCCTGTTCTTAGGCGGTCAACAAAAGGAAATGACAATATACACAGGAGATGTGACATATCCGTATCTCACAAGAGCAAAGAATGAGGATGGATTAATAGTCGGAGCAAAATTAAGTTTGATTCAGAAATAAGGAGATTAACTATGAAAATAACAGGAAATGAAGTTTTAGCACATTATGAAGCACTTGCAAGTGTAGCACAGCTTAAAATGGGTGGCAGATTAGCAGTTGCCATTATGTCTAACATTAAGATGTTAGAGCCACACTTTAAGGCAGTCATAGAAACGATAGAAAAGATACGCGAGGAAAATAAAGATAACAACGATAAGATAAAATCAGAACTTGAAGAACTAGGAGAACAGGAGATAGAAGTATCTGAATACACAAAAGTTGATATAAGCGTGTTTGATAGTTGTGAAGCCATTGAGCCAGCTAAGATTATCGCACTTAGCTTTATGATTAACGATTAATCAGCAGAAAGGAGCAACCTAATGAAAAATATTAATTGGGGTGCGGATTTCAACTTACTGTATGCAAGATATTACAGCAAATATTTAATTGACGGAAAAGAATACAATCAGACACTTAATGAGTTTAAGTATAGTAACATAATCAATCCAAATAATAGTATTTCCATAGGTAACACTTGCAGTAGTAGTGTTACCTTTTCTATTTATAATCCAGAAATCACGCTTGAAAATAAGGATATAACCATTTTTGAGGGTGTTAAGGGCGATAGCGGCATTGAGTATGTACAGATAGGCATATTTACTGTAACTAAAGAAGAAAGTAACGGCGAATATACCAAGTACACAGCTTATGACAAGATGTACAAAGCCGAAAAAGGGTACTTCTCTGAATTAACTTATCCTAGTACGGATAAAGCTATTTTAGAGGAAATCTGTACAAAGCTAGGCATACAGTTAGCAACTAGCATAACAAACACACATACAATTACAGATAAGCCACAAGGTTATACAATGCGTGAAATGATTGGTTATATGGCTATGCTACAAGGTGGAAATGCGGCTATTAATTCTGACGGAAACCTTGAAATAAAGTGGTACAAAGATAGCGGTTATGTGCTTGACGGACATCAATACTATCAGCAAGGGGTTACTTTTACCACTAGCAAAGATTTTACGATAAGAAAGCTGACTTGTAACAATACAAAGTCTGGTGATAAGGAAACTAGCACAATCACTAGCGGCAGTGGTACAACTGGACTTAGCTTTGCTAATCCATTTATGACACAAGCTAACTTAAATGAGATTTATAAAAAGATAGGCGGCTTTCAGTTTAGACCGCTTACAGTTAAGTTTGTCGGTGACTGGCGGCTTGAAGTAGGCGACATTATAACTGTTAATAAGGGCGGCGTTGATTACAAAGTGCCTATAATGCAGATTACGCACGAATGCGACGGCGGACTTATGGATACTGTTACATCTATAGGTCAATCTGACACAGAAAACAGTAATATTGCTAGCGGTCCGATAACAAAGCAAATGGAACGATACTACGCTGATTTAGTCTTAATCAACAAGGCAGTTATCGATAATGCTGATATAACTAGTGCTAATATTGAGAGTTTAAAAGCACATCAAGCGTATATCGACCAATTAAAGGCTAATAAGATTGAAGCTATTACAGCAGATATTGTTAATTTGACAGCAAGTAAAGCTACAATTAATGAAGCTAATATCGCTAAGTTACAAGCGGATTATGCACAGGTAGGCGTGTTAAATGCAGATGTAGCAGACATTAAGACCTTAATGTTTGGTTCAGCGACAGGTAAAAGTTTAACAACAGAATTCGCCAATGCAGTCGTAAGTGTTATTGGCAATGCACAGATTAAGGATGCTATGATTGACAGCATAGCCGCAAGCAAGATTACAGCACTTGACCTTAATACCACCAAATTTAAGGTTCATAGCGAAAATGGAATGTCTTATTGGCAAGACAATACAATTATCATCAAAGATACTGACAGAATAAGAGTTCAAATAGGTAAAGACGCTAATTCAGACTACAATATGTATGTTTGGGATAAAGCTGGCAATCTTATGTTTGATGCCTTAGGACTTACTGAAAAAGGTGTTACGAGGAAAGTTGTTCGTGATGATGTTGTTCAAGATAATGCTAATATCAATGCAAGCAAACTGGATATTGAAACACTATTTAATGTTATCAATAACGATAACACCCATACACTTAAGAGCAATAAAATTTATCTGGACAACGAGGGGCAGACACTTAATGTCATTATGCAAGCTATAACAAGTGGTGCTGGCAAAGATTATACTCAATGGGGCGGTATGATGAAAGTTGCTAGTGATTTTATCACTAACAAGTTGTGGTGGACTGAAAATGTTGACAACGAAAGCATTAAGACTAAGTTTTCTACTGTTAATCAGAAACTAGATAGCTACGAAATCACGTTATCCGACTTATACAAACAAACGAACGATAATTTTATGGTGTATACAGTTACAGAAACACCTAACAAAGATAATTACCCAGCTATTGATTGGTTCATACCTATTTATCCGTCAGATGATTTATTTCCAAGCGATAATCTTACTTGGACTTATAGCAATGATGAATACGCAAAATATCACGGGGCAATAGCGCACAACGAAACAACTCAAAAAACTTGGCGTTGGGCTAAAGATGATAAAGGTAATTGGGGTTGGAAAGAGGTATCTAACACACAATTAGCTTATATGCTTAATCAAAACGCTAGCTTTAAAATGAACTTAGATAGTATATCTACATCATTGTTAAGTGTGCAGCAGAATTTAAAAGATAACTACAGTACAACCACAGTTATGAAGAATGCTATAACGCAGGCTGTAAAAGCAGAAAGCAATAGCATTAAACTTGAAGTGTCTAATGCTTATGCTACAAAGGATAGCTTAAGTAGCTACAGCACAACAACGCAGATGAATGCGGCTATAAGCACAGCAATAAGTAAAGAAAGTTCAGCGATTAAGTTAGAAGTAGCAGGAGCATATGCCACAAAAGATAGCCTTAAAAATTACGCTACAACAGCAAGTCTTAGTGCTTATATCAAGAAAGACCCAAAAAGTGGCGAGCTTAAATCCGCAATTGAAGCAATTGCAGATGATATAACGCTTAAGGCTAAGGGGGCTATTAATATTAGCGGTAACAAGAGCGTTAACATTAGTGGTAACGCATTTACTTTAACATCAACTAATACAATTATAAGTGCAACGGGGACAATTACCTGTAGTGATATAATCGGGACCGGGGGTCGCATTGGCAATTGGGATATTACTGATGGAAGCTTAAAAAATGATTACTTAGCACCAGACGGATACTTAAGAAGAACTTACATTCAAAGTTCAAAAAATATTGGTGATTGGATTTTTTCTGTTCAGAAAGGAGCCGTACAAGGAACTTCGCCAAGCACACTAAACTCCCTGTGGCACGTTACTAACGATGGCGAAATGCAGTTCAATGTTGAGAGCGGTAAAGGTATTAAAATGTATGGTTCGGCAGGATTAGAGTTAGAAGTGTTAAGAGACCGCATCGAATTATATTACCAGCCTTACATCAATGGAGAACCGCAAGCTTGGACGAAAATTGAAAAAGGAAAAATTTCTATAGACTCAAAAGGTTGGAGTTCTTTTGGCGACTGTGCTCTATCTGTAGTTAACAGCTCAATAAAGACTACAGCATTGTATATAATGCATCAAACAGAAGATGGGTCATACTATCAAAGAGGATGTGTAATTAATAGAAATCCTTTTTCTGGTGATATTATGTTTGATTGGGATGGACGTTATCTTCGCGGATATATAGGGGATAATGTTGTTATCACTTGGGACAACGAAAATAAAAATTGGACATAAGATTAGGAGGTAAAACACAATGTTAGACATCAACTCATCAATTCAAAAGAACGGAACATTATCTGTTCAAAATTCAGACGGAACACTTAAACAGGTGGCTTATCTGTCAGCCACAATCAGCGAAAGCGGCACAGTCAGTATGTCAGCTAGCTTCAATGATTTTGCGGCATACTTGGCGAATGATATAGCACTAGACAGTGAGCTTAAGAGCTTCCTTGATGGTGTTAAAAACACTTACAAGGCAACATACAGCACAGAAGATAACACAATTAGTTCAGATGCAGTAGATATAACAGGAACAACAGAAAGTGAGGTATTTCAGTATGATTAAGTGTGGAGATTTTTCAGCGTGGAATGGTGTAGTTGACTGGAACAGAGTTAAGGCGGCAGGACTTACTCACGCTATCCTTAAAGTTATCAGACGTGATTTTGACCCAGATAAGCAGTTTGAAAATAACTGGAAAGGCTGTCAGTTAGCAGGTGTGCATATTTGCGGTGTATACAATTATGTTTACACGCCAACAGTAGAAGAAGCTATCGCAGCGGCTAAAAGAGTATTAGAGGTACTTGACGGACGTAAGGTAACAGTTTGGATGGACGTTGAAGATACTTGTATGCGAAACTTAGGTTCAGAGCTTATTGATATTATCAAGGCTTACAAAGAGGTTATTGAGGGTGCAGGATATGACTTTGGCGTATATACTGGCTTATCATTCTATGGTAGCTACATCAAGCCTTATACAAACCCTAGTGACTTAGATTGTCCGTTCTGGATAGCACGTTACTACTTAGGATATGATGAAATGCAGTTAAATGATGATGTTAACGCAGATAAGACACCCAGTATCGACCATTATCTTGCGGGGTGGCAGTATACTTCTAGCGGCGTTGTTGACGGAGTAGACGGAGTTTGCGACTTATCAGAATTCTATGGCTTTCATAATGAAGAAGATAATACAGAAGATAACAGCGAAGAAGATAACACAGAGGATAGCACAGATGAACACGTATATGCTACATATGCCGCTTATACAGATAGGTGGTGGGGCGAAGTAGAGGATAGAGAAGATTGGGCTGGCGCAGGCGACAATAAAGCTATCACAGCACTTATTATTAAGGTCAGCAGAGGTTCAGTTAAGTACAGAGTTCATACACTTAATGGCGATTGGCTTCCTTATGTTACTGGCTTTGATTATGATGATTTTGAGAACGGCTTTGCAGGCGACCAGAAAACACCGATAGATGCCGTAGAAATCATCTACTACACCCCAGAGGGTGAACCTTGGAAGTATGCTAAGTACATGGTATCTGTATTCAACAACCGCAACTTCTATCCAGAGCAGATAGATGATGAAACATCTAACGGAATGGACGGATATGCAGGCGTTATGGGTAATGCAATCGACAAGTTCCAGTTAGTTGTCGAATAAAGTCGAAATTACGCGACCGAAAGTATTTGAAATATACTAACGATAAATGTATAATAAACTTGTCTTTGAGAAAAGACCCTTAAACATTTTCAAGTTCTGGCAGGCGATATTGTTTGATTGGCGTTGGCAATATCGCCGCTACACTTGACACTATAGAACGTGTGTTCTATAATAATCGTATCGCTATCAAACGTGCAAGGGCAAGAGAGGGGAGTGCGGGTTTATGAGTAATGAGGAATACAGGCAAAAGATAACAAAAATGATTAATAAAATAGAAGATAACTGGATATTAGAGCAAATATTTAAGTTTATATGCAATATGACAAAAGAGAGGGCGTAAACCCTCTCTTTCTTACTTTTCGTCTAGCAATTTCTTTGCGATACTTTCCAAGCGTTCCCAATCTTTAGGTTCAAGCCTTGCCAATGCACTAACAAGCTTCTTTTCAAAGCTGTCATCGTTTAATTCCATAACTTCATTAACAAAAGCACCAATCTCTTGTTCTCTTGTACGAGATTTAAACATTTTTCCGTTTCCGGTTCGCAGCCATTCTTCATTTACATTAAGAATAGAACATAAAACTTTAATTGATTGTTCTGAAAGATTTCTATTGCCATTTTCAACTAACGAAATGTAGTTTTTGGTAAGCCCTAGCTTTTCAGCAAATACATCTTGCGACATTTTTAATTCTTTTCGCAAGGCTTTTATTCGCTCGTTCACACTTCTCACCTCCCTGCATATATACAATAACATTAAAGTCACACAATGTCAAACTTTTTTTACTAAAATATGTTGACAGGTATTACTGGGTATGATATTATAATCACACAAAGTCAAATAGAAAGGAGATGAAAAAATTGAAAAAACCATCTATTTCAGATGTTGCATTAGTACTTTCAATATTTACTTTACTGTTTCAGATTTTTTGTCATTTTATTTTGCCAAAGCTTTGACAAAATCAATTATTTCTGAATGATGTACAGAAAATTCCATTAAAGCACAGATGATAGAAACAACCACGGAAATCCAACCTTTAATATCGGCTTTACTTGATGTTTTTAATGCGACATCAGCTTGCGCTTTGGAACTTTCAGCAATCTCTTTAGCGGAATCAGCTTGAGATTTAGCGGATTGAGCCATATCGTGAAGTTCTTTGCTTGTCTTTTCAAGATAAGCAGATTGACTTTCTAAAAGCTCATATGGAGATTTGCCTTTTTCATAATTAGGCATTTCCATATTTGGAACTGTTGGTTTGATAAACATATCATTTAAATTTGGATAATTTGGAACATATTGCATAGTAGTACCCCTTTGTTTTTTAAAACACATTATATCACAGAAAGGAAGTGAATTAAATGAGCGAAAAGGAAAAGGAAATCATCAAGAAGCTATCCGATACAATTCCAAAACTTGATGACAACAAGAAAAATTATATTCTTGGTGTCGCCGAGGGGATGGCAATGGTAAGAGAATCAGAAAAAACTGATAGAAAGGAGTAAAAATGGCAAGCTTTATTGATGAAGTAGAGAAAAGTTATCTTAATAGTCTTAAAGACAACTTATGCAAAACTTGTGAGGGAGCTGTATTTATGGAGAAATATTTTTCTTCAAGGTCTGCTATCTCTGAATTAGAGAATAAAGTTTTATCAGAACTCAAAGATAGCAAACTAACAGTTGCGGAAATGATTGGCTTTTTAGAGTATATGAAACAATCTATTAAAAACCACTCATTTCTTCCCCAAGAGAAAGAACACTGATACAGCACTCTTTATCAAAAGCAATGTTGCCCTCTGGTATTTCCTTAGCAGTCTTGAGTATGGATAATACTTTGAGTGAGGATATTCAAGACCACAGTTAGGGCAAACAATCTTGCTAGTAGATATATCTTCGCTAACGGTATATTTACTATAACAAGTGCAAGTTATTTAGAAAGGAAGTTTATGGAATTACAGATTTTTAGTAATGAAGAGTTCGGAGAAATCAGAACAATAGAAATTGATGGAAAACCATATTTTGTAGCTACAGACGTAGCAACAGCACTTGGCTACGTAAACCCACGCAAGGCAATAAGTGACCATTGCAAGGGAGTAACGAAACGTGACACCCCTACATCTAGTGGTGTTCAGCAGATGTCATACATAAATGAGGGCGATTTGTACCGACTTATTATGAAATCAAAATTACCTAGTGCAGAGAAATTTGAAAGTTGGGTAATGGACGAGGTTCTTCCATCAATCAGAAAGACAGGCAGTTATAGTATGCCAAAGACAACAGGCGGTCAGATACAGCTTTTAGCACAGGGCTATACAGAACTTGAACAGGCTGTTAACTCTATCAAAGAAGATATGACAGAGCTTAAGGATAACACACCTCTTTACGGCTGTGAGATTGATGAGGTCAAACAGCACGTTAATAGAAAAGGCGTAATTGTACTTGGTGGCAAGGATAGCGAAGCTTATAAGAACGGCAGTATTCGCAGTTCGGTATATTCTGACATATATAAGCAGTTAAAACGTGAGTTTGGTTGCGTGACAACATATAAAAGCATAAGAAGAAAGTACATTGATAATGTACACAAGTTTATAGATGATTATGCGTTGCCTATGGCACTTGCTGAACAGGTAAATGCAGCTAATGCACAGATAAGTATGAGCTTTTAAGGAAAGGAGTTTTAGCAGATTGATATTTATTATTTCTGAAAAAGGCGAAAGAGAGCAGATTAATGAGGTAGAAAAACTTGAAATCCTGGCACACATTGGCAGAAGAACAAGTTACCTCTTAGGAAGAAATAAGCATTGTGAGCCATTAAGGAGCATAGTTACAAGAGATATTTTAGGGCAGTTAAAGCACGAATACGGGTGTGGTTTGAGTGGACTTAAAAAGAAGTACATAGCAGACACTCACGATTTTATCGACTGCTACGAACTGCCTACAATAATGAAAGAGAGATATAAGCTATGATACAGGGATTTATGCTAGGAACGATATTCGGGATGTTTTTAGAACTGGCTTGTATCGTTCTGACAATGGCAAGGGCAAAGAGAAAAGAAAGGATTGAACAATATGAAACAGGTAAACGAGAAAGTAATAACAGTACAGGATTGCATTGATATGTACGAGAAAAAGGATATGTATACAGTTATTGACGGCGGTAAGGTTGTTGGATTTGTAGAAAAAGAGAAGGAGAACTAAAGATGAAAGAGAGAAATAACAATATTACAGCTTTTGGGTTAGTTGCAGAAGAGCCAGTTTTCAATCACGAATCAAACGGAGAGGACTTTTATAAGACTTTTATAACAGTTAGAAGAACTAGCGGAACTTTTGATACGCTGCCAGTTGTTATATCTGACAGAATTATTGATATGAAAGAAATTAAAGTAGGCGATTGCGTGATGATTACAGGACAGGTAAGAAGTCATAACCTGCACATAGGAGAAAAAAGTAAGTTAGAGCTTTTTATCTTTACTGAAAATATAGAGATATATGAAAACGAGGAAGAACTACCTTTTAATAATGATGTAGTTCTTAGAGGTTTTATTTGCAAAGAACCTATATACAGGGTAACGCCACTTGGAAGAGAAATAACAGATGTTCTCATAGCTATTAACAGAGCATATGGCAAGTCTGACTATATACCTTGCATAACTTGGGGCAGAACAGCTAAGTTTGTCGGTCACTTGCCAGTAGGAACACATATAGAAATGACAGGTAGATTCCAGTCAAGACCTTATACAAAGAAGATAAGCGAAGATGAAGTTGAAAACAGAGCAGCTTACGAGGTATCAGTAGGCAGAGTTGAGATTATAGAAGAAAAGGAGAATGCTGATGAATAGTGATATTACAGTTTCAGAATTAGCTAGTATGGCAGCAAACAATGAAAAGCGTTGCCAAGTATGGCATCCAGTTCAAGGCGTTATCTTTGACGGCACATTTGATGAACTTGACAGACGGCATTATCTTGCAGATAAGACAGTTGATAACTTCTCAATAGAAGATGATGTATTCATTATGAATATATAAATAAGGAAAGGATATGTTTATGGAAAGAGCAGTTTTAAAAAAGGTAGTTCTTGAAAACTTTATGTGCTATGCACACGCAGAATTTGATTTTTACGCCATTACAAAGATTATGGCTAAGAATGGCAAGGGTAAGTCAACTATTGCCACAGCTTACTTATGGTGCTTGTTTAATTGCGATTATGAGTTAAAGGATAATCCGGTTGTAAGACGAGAAATTGACGGAAAATCCGTTGATGATATGGATACAAGTGTTGAACTTACACTTGATGTTGACGGAAAAGAAGTAACTATGAAGAAGGTACAAGTCCGTACCTATAACAAGGATAAGACAGGCTATAAGGATGATAACTCATATTACATTAATGATGTGAGAAAGAATCTTAAGGACTTCAACGCATATCTTGATGTGGATATGAATGTATTCAAGATGTGCAGTAATGTAAATGCTTTTCTTAATCAGAAGCCAGCAGAAATGAGAGAATACTTATTTGGTTTAGTAGGAGATGTTACAGACATTGATATAGCTTCACAGAAAGCCGAATTAGCCGAGTTAGTTCCTTTACTTAATAAGTATACAGTTGAAGAGTTATCCGCTATGAGTAAGGCTGCCAAGACCAAGATTACAAAGGATTTGCCTATTCTTGACGGACAAATTAAGGAAAAGGAAAGGGATATACAGCTTAAACAGGCTATTGAAGTATCTGACCTTGAATTACAGAAGAACAGCCTTAAAGAGCAGATTGCTGATTGCGTGGCAAAGCAGACCGACAATGACAAGCTGATGGCTGAATATGACAATGCTAGTGCTAATATTCTCAGCTTAAAGTTTGAGCTTGACGATATTCGCCGTAAAGCCAATGAGGAAAATATTAAGGCTAGAAGAGATATTGAGAACAAGATTTCTGATAAGCAGTTTCTTGTTAGGCAGACAGAAAAGACTATTACTGATACAGAAAAGAACATCGAGTATCAGCAGAATGCCATTGATAGCATAAATAGGAATTTGCAGAATATAAGGGATAAATGGAAAGCAGAGAATGAGCGTAAATTTGACGAAACAAGCCTTATTTGTAGCTATTGCGGACAGGAATATCCCGAGGATAAGAAAGAACAGTTAAGAGCTGATTTTGATAGTCACAAGGCAGAAGAATTAAAGATTATCACAAGCAATGGCAACCTTTTTAAAGACAAACTTGATAAGAATAAGAAGATTCTTAAAGATTTACAGAAAGAGTTGCCGCAGCATAAAGAAAGCCTTGAAATGCTGAACACAGCTATTGCAGACCTTGAAAAGCAGTTATCAGAACTTCCACAGGAGATTGATGTATCAGCTACAGAAGAATACAAGGCAATTGAACAGCAGATTGCAGAAAAAGAAGAGGCTATGCACAAGGCTAATGATATTTCAGCAGTTAAGGCAGAATTAAAGGCACAGGAAACAGCTTTAAGGCAGCAGTTAGCAGAATGTGAATCCGAGATTGCAAAGTCTGATACGGCAGCAGACGAACAGCGACTTGAAGAATTAAAGCAGACAAGGATTGATTCTGAACAGAATAAGGCTAATGCCGAGAAAATCCTTGATTTACTTGACGAACTGGATAAAGCAAAGAACGAAGCCTTAACAGAAGCCGTAAACAGCCACTTTGGGTTAGTTAAGTGGCAGTTGTTTACTTATACAAAGTCTGGTGGTTACAAAAGTTGCTGTATACCAACAGTTGACGGAAAGAGTATTTTAACAACTATGAGCAACAAGGGTAACAGGATTTTAGGCAGAGTAGACATTTGTAATTCAATTCAGAAGATTAGTGACATATCAGTGCCTATTATCTTAGATGATTCTGAAAGCCTTAGTACGGATAATCAGAAGAAAGTTGCCGAAATGGTAAATAGCCAGTTAATCATGCTGATTGTTAATGATAGCGAGAAATTAGAGATTGTGGAGGGATAATATGAAACTTTATTTTTACAAATTGAATACAGATGAAAGACACGGAAAAGTAGGAATTACAGTGCAGGTTTGCGAAGCAGAAGAGAAACCTAAGACATACAAGTCTGTTGATAGAATTTTTCCAAACTACTTAAGTACAGCAAGAAAAGATGATGTTGGGCGAATAACTGATTTTGACCGCATGTTTCTTACAGAACCTAACTTTGAGTATGTCAAGGATAAATTTAAGAAGCGTGCAGAATCAAGGATTGCGCAGGCAAAAGAAAAACTTGAAAGAGAAGAAAAGGAATTAAAGATAATTGAGGAAAGCGAGGAATAATTATGGCAGAGAATACAGCAGTTGCGGAAAAGAAAGCATTTACCACCTCATTAAGTGAGTGGAGTAATACAATGACAGGACTTATTATCAATGATTATAAGGCTGTTGGAATGGATATGGACGATTACGCAAAAGAGTGTGCTATGGAAGCTATGACAAGCATATTTAATCTTGTTAAGAATGACCCTAAGATTGATATGAGAAACCTTGATACAAGTAATTTAAGGGGCATTGTTAAGCGTTGTGCAAGTCTTAAGTTAAATGCTAGTGCATATCCAAGAGAGTGCTATTTTCAGTTAAGAAATGTAAAGGTGGGAACTGACCCACAGACAGGCAAGGATATATGGCAGAAACAGGTTGAAATGGGAATCGAGGGTACAGGTTATGATTCTTTGCTTGCCAACTATGGAAAAGATGTTAAACAGGTATATCCGTATTGGGTAATTAAAGAGGGTGACAAGTACATACCGCCTAAGCATAAAGGACTTACAGTTACAGAGCCGGAATGGGAAGAAAACGGATTATCTGATAAGGCGGTAAGAGTTGTATATCCTGTTAAGTTGTTAGACGGAACAGTAACATATCTTTCTGCTGATAGAGACAGCGTTAAAGTAAATCTTTTAGCTCATGTTAAGCAAAACATAATGAATGAGACTTTTGGTATTTGTGAGGATAGATACCACGCAACACCAAAGCAGAAAGCAGAAATTAAGGCTAAGAAAGACGAGATACTTAATGCCTTAAGAGCGTGCAAGACAGTAGATGAAATGCTCGAATGTGAGCTTACAAGACCCTTTATAAGCGGTGCTTGGCTTGATACTCCGGAGAGCATGATACAGAGAAAAATGTGTAACAATGCAACAAGGAAATACCCTAAGAATTATGACCCAATGGCACGACAGGCACAGGTTGAAATGGACGAGGTATATCAAGTTGCACAGGCTGAAATTGCCGAAAATGCTAATACTGTTGAATTTATAGAAGATAAGGCAGATGTAGTTGACAGCACAGCCACAGAAGTAACCGAAGAACAGGCGGAAGATAGCACATTACCGCCATTTATGCAGGCAGAATAGGAGATTAGATATGACAGTATACGAATTAATACAGGAATTAAGTCAGTATAATGCAGATACAGAAGTTAAGTTTCACTGTGAAGCTGAATATGATACTGACGTTGAAGCAGAATTTGACAGAGAGAATGAAAACGACACGCAGGAAGTGACAGTTACAGCAAGTTTTGACGATAAAGTAGATTTTGATGATATTGACAATTATGAGCCAGCACACAAGAGAACTTGGCAGGAAGACCCATTCATTGTTATTAATTTATCTTATTAAGGAGAACTAATATGAGAGTAATTTCGCAGGACGGAACATTAGATGTTCCATATAGTAATTATCAATTATTTGTTATTGGCGCTAAATATGATGTAAAGGTAGCACGCATATATTGTCAAAGCTCATACGCACCAAGTGTAAAAATTGCCGAATACTCAACCAACGCAAAGGCATTTAAGGCTATGGAAATGCTTAAGGAGCATTATGGTTTGCTTTCGTTTATGAAGCTTATAGCAGGTACGACAAAATATGAAAGCTTTATTAGAAAGTTTGCCGAAGATGATTTTATCAAAGCTACAACAGAGTACTTTCAGTTTCCACAGGATGATGAAATCGAGGTGTGAGTATGTACAAAGATATGTCACTAATACTGAAAGACGGACAGGTAGGAGATTTTGAACTTCAACATTTCAACATTTCAGATAATAATTTTTATGCGATTGTTCGTCTTGGAATACCACCCGGAAGATATATAAGGCTTATCAACGGATGCGACTGCGTAATGTCTGATACTCCTATGGAAAAGGAAACAAATAGAGATTTTGTTCACAATGCACACGGAAATGTCCTTATTGGTGGACTTGGAATAGGTCTTATTATTCTTGCAATACAGAATAAAGAGGATGTTTACAACAAACAGATGAAACCTTTAATAAATCGCTACAGGAAATATTTAGTTCCTAAAGCCGAAGATGAAAACAGGTATATTGATTGTTGGTGTAAAAGACAGGCTAAAAACGGAGAACGCATATGAAACTTAAATGTATAGCAACAGGAAGTACAGGTAATTGCTACACCTTAACTTCCAGCAATGGAGAAACACTTATCCTTGATTGTGGAATACCGATTAAGGAAATTAAGAAAGGCTTAGATTGGAACATTAAAGATGTTGTGGGTACGATATGTACCCACCACCACCAAGACCATTCGTTATCAGTTTATCCTTTAAGAAGAATGGGAATACCTGTATTTGCACCATACATAAGCAAAAAACCTATGAAAATTGGTAATGGAGATTTTAGAGTACAGGCATTTGACCTAACAACAATAGACGGAAGCTGGACACACACCAATGCAGACGGAACACCTTGCCCGATATATGGCTTTCTGATTGCTCACGAGGAAATGGGAAGAATGCTTTACATAACCGATTGTGAATTAATCAAGTGGAAGTTTAAGAATGTAAATCACGTTCTCTTAGGTGTGAATTATGACAAGGATTTAATCGACAGGGATAACGCAGGCAAAGCTAATCACGTTTTTAGAGGTCACTTAAGCATTGACACGGCTTGCGATTTTGTTAAAGCGAATTATTCAGATAGTTTGCAGAACGTCATAATGTGCCATCTATCAAGTGAAAATTCTGATAAAGATAGTTTTATCGAGAAGATGAAGAAAGTTGCTTATGGGGCAAATGTGGATGTTGCGGTTGCAGGGAAAAGTTGGGATTTGAAAAATCCTAGCGAATGTCCGTTTTAGAAAGGAGATTATATGGCTAAATACAGAGATATTTTAGGAAATATAACAGAATGTGAGGATAAAACAATAACAATCAGCCTTGAAAGATACAATACTTTGATTATTAAAGAAGCTATTGCAGATTGTCTTGTAGAAGCCAAAAAGAAAGAGAAAGAAGATAATTAAGAGGGAAAGGAGCAGTAATGGAGAGATTAACAAGAAGAAGTGCTAACGGAACAGGCGTATATGCTACACCTAGTGGAGAACCTGTTAAGTGGGAAGATAACCGCCATAATGTATTACAGAAATTGACAGAATATGAGGACTTAGAGGAACAGGGTAGACTTATCAAACTACCTTGCACAGTAAAGGATACTATTTGGCATTTTTGCAGGGAATTGGGGCGAGTATTAGAATATGAAGTTTATGAAGTGACTATATATTCTGAAACACTAATATACCACTGTATTGCATATTCAGAAGGCTTTCCAAAAGATATCTTAGATGAAATATCAGTGCGTACTTCAGAATTTGGCAAATCGGTATTTCTTACAAAGAGCGAAGTGGAAGCAAGATTAAAAGAACCTAACTACATAGAAGAAGTAATAAGCCAATGTCCGTCAAGTGATTTTAAATTCGTAGGTGGCAGTTGTCCTAAATGTGGAGAATATGTAACTTCAAGTGATGATTTTAAAAAATGTCATTACTGTGGAAAGCTTTTAAAGTGGAAAAAATGGGATGGTGCTTTTAAATTATATTGAAAGAATTGAGAGGTGAAGAAAATGGATAAATTTCTTAAAAGCGTAAGCGAGCGTGACTTTGATAGAAGAATATCGGAAGTTGTTGAAATGCTTGGGGAAAAACAACTCTATGGAACTATCAGTTTGATAAAAGATTTGAAATATTATCTTGACTTAGCTACAAAAGAAAAAGCTCACACTTGCAACTGCCAGCACAACAGCAATTCAAGAGATAATGAGTCTTGTTGCAGATGTGATAGCAGAAACACCAATGCCGACAGGATAAGGAATATGTCGAATGAAGAGTTAGCAGAGCTTCTTATAACTTTTAAGAACACATTCGGCGGAGAATACGAGGGAGAAGCTAGTTGTATGGGTTGGCTTCAATCAGAAGCAGAATAGGAGAGAGTATGGAAGATAGATACTTATTCAAGGCTAAGAGAGCTGACAATGAAGAATGGGTTACAGGACATTATGTAAAAGGTTTAGATATGTATGACAAAGAAGTTCATCTAATATTTGAACCTGCCACGATATTTTATTCTAGTGGCGAAACAGACGGGTGGAGCGAAATAGACCCAGCTACAATCTGCCAATGCACAGGGCTTAAGGATAAGAATGGCAAGCTGATTTGGGAGAATGATATTGTCAATACTCAATGCGGAAAAGCTATTGTTATCTGGGATAAGGCAGAATGGAGAATTAAGTGGATTAAAGATACTATATGGCGAAAGGATTTACATTTTTGGACTAATGAAGATGATTGGAAATGTGAGATTATTGGCAACATTTTTGATAACCCAGAGTTATTAGGGAGGAACGACGAATGAGTATGAAACCAATATTGTTTAATACCGAAATGGTTCGGGCGATTCTGGACGGACGGAAGACCTGCACAAGGCGAATTTGCAAAGATGCCAATGAGTGTACTGTGCCGGATATGGATTTTTACAATGCCGACAAGAGAACTTATGCGGTACATAACTTTGCAGATAATAAACATACGGAGCAGTTAAGCATAGCAGAAAGAACTTGTCCTATCTGTCCGGGCGATATCCTGTATGTCCGGGAAACATTTATTCAAATATCAGCTCACACTTTCTGGTATAAGGCAGATGATAATTCATGGATGTCAGAAGGTTTACGTTGGAAACCATCCATCCACATGCCGAAAGAAGCGGCGAGAATCTGGCTTAAGGTTACGGATGTGAGGATGGAGCGGTTGCAGGAAATAACAGAAGTACAGGCACAAGCGGAAGGATGTAATAGTGGATTGCTTACTGGAGTGTGTACCGCAAGAGGACAGTTTGAAGATTTGTGGAACACTACCATCAAGAAATCCGACCTTGACCGCTACGGTTGGAATGCGAATCCGTGGGTGTGGGTAATAGAATTTGAGCGGCGTGACAAGCCAGAAAGCGAGGAATAATATGGCAAAGATATTTAGATTTAGCGGCTATTTTGTAGAAAATAATAAGATAGAAGATGTAGCCAACTTTGAGGACAGAATTAGTGAACTATGTGTGGAAAGCGAGGATATTATTCAGCAGTTACATATTGAAGAAAGTGAGGAATTTGAAGCTGATGGAGAATTAGAAGAAAATTGTGACCTTGCGTTACTCACAAGGCATTTTAAGGCAGATAACATCAGTACAGAATTTGACAGACCTTTACCACAGAAAGGTGAGAAATATAAGCATTTTAAGATTGGTAAGATTGTTACTATTATCGGTATTTCAAGACACACAGAAACAGAAGAAATATCAGTTGTGTATGAATACGAGGAGCATATCTGGAATAGACCTCTTGAAATGTTTATGAGTGAGGTTGATAAGGAAAAATATCCTAATGCAGAACAGAAATACAGATTCGAGTTAGCAGAAAGTGAGGAAAAGTGATGAATCGTGTAATTTTATGTGGCAGGCTGACTAGAGAGCCAGAAGTAAGATATTCACAGACGGCAAGTGGAAGTATGGCGGTAGCAAGGTATACATTAGCTGTTGACAGAGCTTTCAAGAAAGAGGGCGAACAGGCAACAGACTTTATTAACTGCATTGCATTTGGCAAGAATGGAGAGTTTGCAGAGAAGTATTTACACCAGGGAACTAAGATTATCGTTGAGGGCAGATGGCAGACAGGCAATTACACTAACAAGGACGGACAGAAAGTCTACACTAATGATTGCGTTGTTGAAAAACACGAATTTTGCGAAAGTCGTGCTAATCAGCAGAATAATAACAGTAACGGAATTATGGGCGGTAATGCTAGTCCAGACAGTTTTATGTCAATTCCAGATGGCGTAGCAGACGAGGGATTACCATTTAATTAATTTAAAGGCGGTTGCTTATGTGACCACCAGTTAGGAGCAGATATGGCACAACCTAATTACAGAAAAATATATGCAATTAAGAAAATGAATGAAAAGCGTATTTTAGACGCTTGCCCTAATATGGAACACAAGAGTGGCATTTACTTCTACACTAGGACCGATGAAAACGGAATATCGTACTTTTATATCGGTCAGAGCGTAGATTGCTTAGAGCGTAGTATATCACACTTAACAGGCTATCAGCACATAGATTTATCAATCAAGAAAAGAGGATTTTATAGTGAGAATAATCCTTATGGTTGGAAGTTGAATGTTATGTACTATCCGAAAGATAAGCTTGACGAAATGGAGCAATATTGGATTTTGGAATACACAAAAAGAGGTTATCAGTGCAGATATAACAAGACGGCTGGCGGTCAAGGAGAGGGCAAGGAGAAGATAAATGAATTCAAGCCCTCTAAAGGCTACAGAGACGGCATACAGCAAGGCAAAAAGGTGTTAGCGAGGGAATTATCTTCTATCGCTGAAAAGCACCTTAAAATCGAATTGAGAGCGGATAAGGCTAATAACAAGGTGTCGCAGAAACAGTATGAGAAGTTTATGGATTTATTGAAAGTGGGTGAAAGTGAATGACAAAAGCGGAAGAACTTTTAAACAAGGCAAAAGAAAAATACGCAGAGGGAGAAAAATACAGAAAGCTTGCCAATAGTTATTTTGAAAGTTGTAGGGAATATGAGATTGAATACAGGATAGAAAGTGTAGATAGGGTTTTGGATTTTATTCGTGATGAATACAGAGCCGGCAGAATTTGCGACCTTGAAACGCTATTGTTTCACTGCCAAAACAAGCTAAATGGCAACATTGACGGAACAGAATTAGACCTTGATAAGCATTTTAGAGGAGTTCCCTTTAAGAAAGCTGATAAAAATGACTAGCAAAGACTATGATTGCCATTGCTGGAACAATTATCCGAACGAGAATCATAGATACTATGGATGTTCAGATACACCGGAAAAGAGCGGCAAATGGAAATGTGTTGATTGTTACGAATATGTTGGCAAGTCTAAGTTTGGAGCAACACATTGTAGAAAGAAAGTTGGTGATTCAGAATGAGTAACAATACGAATATAGTAATAGCACAGGCTTTAATGATGAGAATTAAAGATTATGTAGAAAGAGCCTTGGATAAAAAAGATGTAACGCTTGATATTGCTATGACTGAAATACGCTATACAGTTGACGCTTATGACGAATATTTTCAGACAGGCAGAAAACCCCAGTAACTAACTAAAAATCAAAGAAAGGAATAGGTTGTGCGCACATAAAACCGAGGTTTCCTTTTGGTAGATTTAGAATGTATAAAAAGAAGATTAAATGTGAGATTTATCGTGATTCTATGCAGAATTACAAGAAATATGCAATACCGCCAGCACAACTTATCATTGCTGATGTTCCTTACAATGTAGGAACTAACTTTTATGGAAGTAACCCTATGTGGTACAACGGCGGCGATAATAAAAACGGAGAGAGCAAACTTGCGAAAAAGGCGGCTTTCAATTCAGATTTTAACTTTAATCTGTACGAATACTTCCATTTTTGTTCAAAGATGTTGAAAAAAGAGGACACAAAGCCTATCGCAAGGGGCAGAAGCAGTAATAGCCCTTGTATGATTGTATTTTGTTCGTTTGAACAGTTATCAACATTGATTGCCGCCGCAAAGAAACACGGATTCGTTAATTACATACCGCTTGTATTCTGTAAAAATTACAGCCCGCAGGTACTTAAAGCGAATATGCGTATCGTAGGCGCTACAGAATATGCACTTGTATTGTACCGAAACAAGTTACCGAAGTTTAGAAACGGCTTGCAGATTGATGAAAACGGAAAGAATATCAGAGGCACAGGGCATATGATTTTTAATTGGTTCACTTGGGAGAAAGACGGAAAAGATATACCGAAAATTCATCCAGCGCAAAAGCCTGTAGTAGTCCTTAAAAAGCTGATTGAGATTTTTACAGACGAGGGAGACATAGTTATTGACCCTTGTTGTGGCAGCGGTAGCACACTAAGAGCCGCCGCAGAACTTGGCAGAAGTGCATACGGATTCGAGATTGACAGAAACTTTTACGAGCGTGCAAAGAATGAAATGCTTGTATTTGAAAAGGACAGTCAAATGAATATAAGTGATTTTATAGGAGATACAGTATGATAGTGCATTGTTTATTTGAACAGTCAGGAACATTCAAGAATGCTTTCAAAAAGTATGGAATTGAAGCCTACGACTATGATATTCAGAATGAATTTAACGAAACTGACTATGTTACTGACCTTTTTAAAGAGATAGAGGGGGGGGTACCAAGGCGAGCCGAGTTTGTTTGATAAGATAAGCCCTGATGATTTGATATTTGCGTTTTTCCCTTGTACAAGATTTGAAGCGAGAGTGCCACTATTGTTTAGAGGACAGGCAACTCAGCAAAAAAGCTGGAACACAGAAAAGAAGTTGGAATATTCTATAACGCTTCAAAATGAGCTAACAGAGTTGTATGTACTATTATGTAAAATGGTAATTGTAGCAATAAGAAAAGGATTGAAATTAGTAATCGAGAATCCATACACGCAACCACATTATCTGACTACATATTGGTGCATACAGCCCACGCTTGTTGATAAAGACCGCACGAAGAACGGAGATTATTACAAAAAGCCTACACAGTATTGGTTTATTGGCTGTGCGCCTAAAAATAATCTTGTATTTGAACCACTTGAATATGTTAAGAAACGTATTATCGCAGATGTAAAGGGAACGTGCCAAACATCAAGAAAAACAGAGAGGTCAATGATACACCCACAGTACGCAGATAGATTTATCAGGCAATATATTCTTGATGAAGAAATATGGAGAGGCAAATAATGAAAGACGAAACAAAGCAGGAAATACAGATTTTACTTGACCTACTCAAAGGCAGCCTTACAAGAAATAGTGTAAGTATGGCAACGGACAGAGAGGGTAACTTGATGTTCTTTGATACGTCTGCCTATGTTAGAAGCAAAGGCAAGGAATTTGACGGATTCAGAGTTAATATCAACGATTTAGTAAGGTAACAATGTGACAGAACTTGAAGAATAGGAGCAATAATATGGCAATATATAGAAATGTTCAATTATCATTTTGGACTGACAACAAGGTTGAAGATGATTTTACGCCAGAGGACAAGTATTTCTACATATATTTGCTAACAAATCCACAGACAAATATATGTGGGTGTTATGAGGTTAGTTATTCGCAAATGACAAGGCAGACAGGCTATAACAAAGATACTATTATCAGGCTATTAGAAAGGTTTGATAAGGTACACAAGGTTATTAAGTTTGATTCAGAAACTAAAGAAGTGCTGATATTACATTGGTATAAGTATAATTGGAGCAAGTCAGAGAAAGTCTTGGCAGGGGTTTTAGGAGTTGCCAAACATATTAAATCTGATGAATTTAGAAAATATGTTAATGATATGGTTGATTCCATTAAAAATGATACCATATGTATAGGGTATACATACCCTATGGAGACATCTGTTTCTGATACTGATTCTGATACTGTATCTGATTCTGTTTCTGTTAATAATAATATAGTAAATAAAAAGAAAGATAATATAGATAATAATATATATATAAATATTATTAGTTACTTAAATAACAGATGTAATACCAGATATAGATACAATACGCCTAATACTAAGAAACATATCGGGGCAAGAATCAAAGAGGGATATACTGAACAGGATTTTTACACAGTCATAGATAAAAAAGTTAATGAATGGCTTGGAACTGAAAGGGAAAGATATTTAAGACCAGATACCTTGTTTGGCACGAAGTTTGAGAGTTACCTTAATCAGAATGTTGTTTCTGAAAAGCAAGGCAATCAGAATTTCAATAAGGGTGCTATTGATTGGGATAATGTGTAAAGGAGAGAAAATATGAGGCTAATTAATGCAGATAAGCTACTATTGATACTTAATGAAACTTATGACGAGGCAGATGCGAAATATCGTGAATTAGAACTTGATAGTTTTTGGGGTGGTTGTTGTTCAATGATACAGGAAGTTATAAGAGAAGTTGAGAAACAATCAGTACCATATGATATTGACAAGGTTGTGAAACAGCTTGAAGAAGATTGTAAAATACTAAAACTGGGAAATGACGGATTTACTGTTGTGGCATTACATATTGAGGAAGCACTTAAAATATTAAAGGCGGGTGGTAACACTTGACAAGAGAAGAAGCAGTTAAAATTATCCGCATTATGTGTGATTGCTACCCTAACTACAAGCCTAACAACCTATCAGAAACAGTAGATGTGTGGAATATGATGTTGGAAAATTACAGTTATAAACAAGTGTCAGTCGCACTTAAAGCATACATCAACTCCGATATAAGCGGATTTGCTCCAAGCATAGGACAGTTGATAGGTAAAATACAGACTATATCACAGCCACAGGAACTTGACGGAATGACAGCTTGGGGATTAGTTAGTAAAGCGTTACGGAATGGCACATATGGGGCGGTTGAAGAATTTAACAAACTACCACCACTTGTCAGGCAGGCGGTTGGTATGCCAGACAACCTTAAAAACTGGGCGACATCAGATTATCAGACGATAGAAACAGTAATACAATCAAATTTTCTAAGAACCTATGAAACAGTTGTTAAGCGTGCGAATGAAATAAATCGTATGCCGGACAATATCAAATCACTTATCGAAAAGACGAATGCAAATTCGTATAAGGCTCAAATCGAGCAAAAATTTCAAAGAGGTATAAATACACTTAATGACAAAAATAGCAACCTTATCGGTCAAAAAGAAGATTTAGAGGGCTATATTGAAGCACCTAAAGAGGTACAAGATAGAATTGACAGAATGAGAGGTTGA